TGCTGCATCACACGTTTGATTGTGCGGCCAGCCATCCCGGCCTCTTCCAATGCCAGCTCGGCCTCGGCTGGGTTGATCTCATTAAGCGCCCAGCGCTGCCAGATGCTCACACGCTCTTTGAACCGCTCGGCCTCGGCTGTCACGAATGCTTTGACCTTGTTAGGATTGAACCCGGAAGTGTGGCGGAATACTGAAGTTTCGAATTCGCCAAACGTCATCCCATTGTCGCAATACCAATCAATGGCCCCGGCATTACAGCGGATCGATGTTCCGCCGAAACCATTGACCACAGCAACCCGGAATTTCAGGGAAGTGCTGCGCCCGGTAAGCTGGCGAATGTCTGCGCCGATCTCAGGAAAAGAATATTCAAACCGGGTAAAACGGCCATTGCGGCTGATGCTTTCCCGCAGCTCGATGTTCTGCAGCGCTCGTGTAGGCAGCGCAGCCTCGCAGCCCTCGGCCAGTTTGGCGGCCAGATCCCCGTTCTGTGCTATTGCGTACCGTTCACCTACTACACCCAAGGCAGCCAGATTATCTGTGCGGCGGATCAGGCGGCCCACATTCTCAGGAACCCCGGAGAATTCCCCGTGGTGGGTGTCGGTCCCGTTCATCTCATGAAACAGCTCGACAGCCTCGGCTGTGAACCCGGTTTGATCGAGCGCAGGAAACAGGCGGCGCATTGCCGGGCTTGGCTGCTCGGCCTGTTGGCGTTCATGCAGCTTCTGAGCCAGCGAAATAATTTCAGGTGAAAGGTGGCTTAAATTTGTGAAAGTGTTCATTTGGTCATTCTCCTAGTTAGTGGCCTGTCTCATCAGTGCAGGGTGGCCATTGTCTGCAGACCGGGGCGCTGCCCCGGTTTCGACTTAGTGATTAAACAGCCTTGCCCAGAAACCCCGGCCCCGGCATTCGGCCAGACGCTCGGCCATCATTGTAATTTGATCCTCGGCCCGTGCTCGATCAGCCTCTGCCTCTTCCCGGCGCAGATATTCCTGATGCGCTTCGTTCTGCCATTTGTTGGCTATGCTGGGATCATTTAACCGGGCAATGGCTGCGGCCTCGTTTAGCTGGGCATTGGCCAGATCATGCCGGGCCTCATCCCGCTGCGCTTCCATAGATTTGCGCCCGGCCTTCTGGCCCTCATAGCTTTCTTCTAAAATGGCCAAACGATTGTTGGCAAAATTTAATTGTGCCTCGGCCTCGACTAAACGCCGGGCCAGATCGTTGCGATCCTTCCGGGCTGATACCAGCTCGGCCCGATATAAAGAATGCACCGGGGCGGATGCTTTCAGGATCTTGTAAATGGTGGGGATCGATACAGCGTAACTGTCAGCAATTTCTGCCACAGATGCACCGCCTTGCCTTGCCGATCTAATAGACGGGCCGTTAGCCCATGCCACCGCTGTCTTTTTAGCAACCCATTTTGTAGGGGCTTGGATGGTGTCGAAATTGTTGGCAAATCCTTTGAGTGTGATCTTGTTCATTTGGTCAGTCTCCTAGTTAAAATTTGAACAGGCCTCCGGCCCTGCCCCCTCTTAACATCCATTTGGTGGGCTTGGCAACACTTTATTAAATCAGGAAACAGAATAGCAAAAGCCGCCCCGGAATTAACAGGGACGGCCTCAGTGTTTTATAAAGGGGTCAGGCTAATAAATAGAAGACCAGACCCCAGAAGGTCAAAAATCCCAGAACGGTATATATAGAATTCACCACCTAATCGCTGCCCGGCCCAGCTCGGTTATCTCGAGGGTGCAATCACCCACCCCTCGAACATTGCGCCAGATCTGTTTGTGATTGGTTGTTACCCGGCGGGATAAATAACCCCGGCGCAGCAAACCCTCGGCGGCCTTGTCTAATTCTTCTGGGGTGCGCTGCTTTCGATCCCCGGCCTGTGGCCTCGAGATAGTAGGGAAGGGAACCGGGCTGCCATCTGATTTTGTGGCGGCATGTATCAAGAGCATGGTCATGACATCAGGAAGGGAATTATCAGCCATTGGATGCGTCCCCCTCGTTTTCATGGTTGCACCCTTTGTGCTGGCCCTCAGTATTCCCGCCACCCTTGGCCACAGCATAAGCGAAAAATTCATGCTCGATCAGATCATCCAGATCTGCGGTTTCACAATTTATCTGAATAGATGGGCCATTCATACAGGCGCTGCTAAACTCAGATGACAGGCAGCACATATTGTGCAGCCCGTAATAGATGTCGAGGCGGCTGCCAACACGGTTTAACAGTTCACAGATTTGGTTGTTGCTCAGATTATTGGCCAGTTCGCCAATGTCGATTGTCTCAGTATTCATTTGGTCATTCCTTCAAGTTAGATTTGAGCGGAGCCAATCGGCCCCAGCCCGGAAATATCAAAATCATTTCAGGGTGTCCAGAAGAGTGTTCCCAAGCCCGGGAACTGGGTGCTTTGCGGCGTTGCAGCATGATTGATTCTGCGCTGCAGCATGGGTGTGGCTGGCGGTGTCGGCCCCCAGCACCACTGTGGCTTAGTGTGTGTATGAATTAAAAACTATGTGTGTTGTAGTTAATTCTTGACGTGTCAGTAAAATTAGTAGAAGTATCACCCTGACATAAATTCAAAGGAGCAGTAATGATATTAAAAAAGAGCGAAGCTCAAGAATTAGGAAATGCATTGATTGATGCAATAGAATCTATGTCTGATAATGAAGAAAGCTATTATATATGTAGAATGGACTCTGGGCAGATTTTTAGTGTTAAAGGTGAAGAGGGAGATGATCATGATAATGGATTTGAAACCCTAGCATTCATTAAACAGTAGTAATACATCGACGTGTCAGTAAATCGAGGGGCCTTATGGCCCCTTTTTCTATGAAAAAAGGCCCCGCTAAAAGGAAACAAAGCGGGGCCAGTGAGGCGTTGGATCTAACCAACAGGGAGGAACGAACTAAGGGAGGTTAGTTCGCATAAACACCCTATCAAACACCCATCAAGGTGTCCACATATATTTTACCTTGACTTAGTTAAGTGTCCCATGCATGTTGGCGGGGCTTATAACTACGTGAGGTAAAGGAATGAAGAGACACTATAAGTATATGCAAAAGGTCAAACTGAAACACGGTATGATCTGGGTCATCAACCCATCGAAGGCAGTCAGGAAGGCGCTGGGCGTTGGGTACGAGAAGTACGATACATATCAAGAGGCCAAAGAAAGATCAGTTCAGATAGAGTTGGCCTTCGATGATTACAAAAGAACACAGCGTCCTACTAAGAAGCTGCACATAGAGGAAGACACAGTGGATTCACTGTTTCAGTTCTACACCAGCCGGGATGCATTCCAGAGTCTGTCTGAAAACAGCAAGAGAACGTACAGGTTTCTGTACAAGACAGCATCTGATCTGCGTATAGGTCAGTCCAACATACCATTTGGGCGCATGCTTATTAAAAGTGTGAATGCTAAGACTGCAGACGATCTGTTCTTAACACTGAGAACAGAGAAGAGTGATCATCGTGCCAATAGTGTGGTCAAGGTTCTTCGTAGAGTATGGTTCGTAGGCCGTAGAGGTATCTTAGGTGATGGTGCATCTAATCCATTCCAACAGATGGGCCTAAAGAAGCTAAACATCAGGCGCACAAGATGGATGCCCGAGGACGTGGATGCATTTGTGTCTAAAGCAGATGAACTAGGCTATCAGTCTATAGGTACACTAGCCCTGTTATGCTATGACCTGTGCCAAAGGCCCGGAGACATGCGTAAGATGGTCTGGGGTAACTTCGATGGTGAGGTCTTTGCCTTCACTCAGGAGAAGACAGAAACTCCACTGACACTAGAATTATCTCCACGCCTCAGTAATCGGTTTGCTGATATAGTACGAGGCAAGGATGATGAATACATCGTCAAGTATGAGGCCACAGGTAGGCCATACGACATGCGTATGTATGCCAAGGTGGCACAGCATGTAAGAACCAAAGCCAAGTTAAGCTCCGATCTACAGATCAGGGATCTTAGACGCAGCGGAGCCACAGAGATGGGTGAGGCTGGATGTACTGAGGATGAGATTGCCGCAGTCACTGGCCACACATCACGCCAAATGCTTGAAATATACGTTAACCCTACACGGAAGATAGCTTCCCGGGGAATGCAGAAGAGGTGGCAGAATGCATGACGTAAATGTGGCTCGGGCAGAGTTTCAACGTGAGTTAGAAAAGATAACAGGATGCAATCAAGTCCAAAGCTCTCAACTCACAGAACGATTAATAGATCTGTTTAGCACATTGCGAACTGAGATCAGAAAGGTTGACAGTGGCAGAAGCAATCCCCCCGTCGATAATCCGTGAGTTAGAGTTCTTAGGTGTACTGGTCCACATGCCACCCTACACCAAGCTGAAACCTGACTTTGATCGTAATAAACCGAAGTATGAATATAAACCAGTTGTACTGGATGAGAATGGAGAACCACCCTTTTGATACAAGTAACATATAAAGACCACATGGGTTCAGATCTATCAGTTGTGAATGCAGCTCGTGTATCGTTTGGCAAGGAGAGGAAGGCATTAGGGTACACCAGCATTGGCGGTGGTCCTAGTATTCCTGTAATCCATGATACAGATAAAAACCTGATAAAATATCTAGCAGATCATAGGCATATGTCTCCCTTTGGTCATGCCTTTGCATCTTTCCATTGTCGTGTGCCTTTGTATGTACACGCTCAGTTAGAGAAGCATAAGTTCCTGCGAGTTAATACCATCAGCCGCCGCTACGTTGATAGTACACCTGACATCTATATGCCTAATCCTTTCCGCTACAAGGCTAAAGACAAGAAGCAGGGAAGCACAGGCAATGCTAACAAGGCAGTGATGCATGATGGGTTTGATCAACGTCTGGCTGAACACATGGATCAATCTAAAGAGTTATATCAGGAGATGATTGATCGTGATATAGCTCCTGAGTTGGCCCGAGGGTGGCTGCCTCAGGCTACCTTCACTGAATTTATCTGGTCAGGAAGCCTCGATGCATTTTCTGATATGTGCAAACTAAGATGTGCTAATGATACTCAACTAGAATCTCGCATGGTTGCAGATGAGATATCAATGAAGATGGAAGAACTGTTTCCTGTGTCTTGGGAATCATTAATAAATAGCTATTAATTTTGTTGAGGGATAAAAAAGACAAAATATGTCAACACAACACAAAACCAGAGACAGAAAGTCAATAATATCAGTGCTTTGGTTGCGGGAGTAGGATTTGAACCTACGACCTTCAGGTTATAGGTCTATTTAATGATTTCAATAGGTTATATAACCTAGATGATTGTGTTCCGATAACTCGGTGTCTAATTTAACACTAGACAGATGGTTTTTTCTTGATATAAGTGAGGGGCCGCTAGGCCCCGAACTAACCCCGATAGGGTGTATAACAATGAACTATACTAGAAGTGACCAAATAAGCATAATCAAGTCTATAACCCTTAGAGAAGGTGATAGTAAGACACTAGACTGTCCTTTCTGCTATGGACGTAAGAAGTTCACAATCAGTAAGATAGATGGACGTACAATATGGAATTGTTATAGAGCATCCTGCAGAATTAAAGGTGCATATAATACGGGGCGGTCATTAACCGCTATTCAAAACAATCTAAATGGTACTGTTAAGAGTACGATTAAGAAGACTAATCAAATACCGCCAATATTATCTGGTATAGATAACAACCCTGATGCAGTTGAATATCTGAAGTCTGTTAACTCCTATGATGCATACAAGCAGGGACTTATAAGAATACAATACTACCCTGCCCGTAACCGTGTTCTATATTTCAACAACGATAACACAGGTGCGGTAGGAAGATCATTGGATGGAAGTAATCCTAAGTGGATGAGCTTTGGTAATACCGAGGGTGGAATACAAGTAGGTGATTCTAAGACCGCTGTAGTAGTTGAAGACGTAGCATCAGCCTGTTCAGTAAGTAGAGTTAAGGGTGTGTGTGGCTATGCCTTACTAGGTACAAACATTACAGCACCTATTAAATCTAAGCTAAGACACTTTAGCTGTGTAATAATAATTCTTGACAAAGACGCTAGTTCCAAGGCATTACGGTTAGCGAAGAGCTTACAATCTCATTTAAATGTTAAAGTGAAGCTCACAAATGAAGACTTAAAATGGTTAAATGTAAAGGAAATTGAGAATACACTATGTACTTTATAAAAGGATGTAAAAATTTAGAAGGATCATGCTTTGGGAGAAAAGCATCAGATTGGTCAGACCCACATCAGGCTCCACCTATTGAAATGTAATTGATGATTTTTATAGGCGCAGAGGAAAACTGCGGTAACAACAACCAACCGTCTAAGCTGCCAGTACAGACGTTAAAGTAAAGGGAATGGCCACAATGAAAGCAAGGGCAATAATACTTATAGACCTAGAATTTCCTAGTTTTAGGGAAGCAGGTTTGTTTCAAGACAAAATGGATGATGCATTAGAAACACTGATCAAAGACAATAATCATGTTGTAACTACGCAAATGGATTTGAAGGAACGAAGGGGAGATCATGCTCCTGACATCAAGAAGATGAAGTTCAGAAATAACTAGATAATTCAAACTAAAAACGGAATGAAAGCCCTGTCTTCGGATGGGGCTTTTTTTTTGATTTGATCCGTGTTACTAGGGACACCTAACAATACTAAAAGGGAGTCTAACTAGGTGGACCAATCATTACTAAAGAACCTACTATCGAGCGAATTCTACAACGACAACAAGTCTAAATTAAAGCGATCCCTGTTTTCAGATGAGGCGGCAGACCTCTATGGGATACTGTGTGATGCACACGAAAAGTATCAACATGACCTTTCAACCAAAGAGCTGATGATCTTGTTTGATCTCAATTACCCTGTGGCTACTCGAGCCGAGAAAGAGGTAATTGAAGACCTGATTGGAAGCATACAGACCGCCCCGGATGTTTCTCCTGACGTGGCACATGATGCTATCGAGAACCTGTGGCGCAGAGAGATTGGGCGAGAAATTGCCGACGAAGGCATCAACATGACCAATGGTCACTACGAAGCCATGAACAGAGTCCGTAGCCTAATTGAAAGATCTATTGATGGATATCTACCAGATGACTTTGGTGATCCTACCACAGATGATCTTGATGAGCTTCTAGCTGAAACAGGTGATGATGCTCGATGGGCGTTTAACATTCCTACATTAAGCAGGAGTGTCTACGGCATTGGTGCTGGTGAGTTTGGCATTATCTTCGCCACACCTGAAACAGGTAAGACTGCCTTTGCTATCAGCCTGATTGCTGGTCCCGGCGGATTCTGTGAGCAAGGTGCTAAAGTTCTATACCTCGGCAATGAGGAGATAACAAAGCGGACTAAGCTACGTGCCTATCAAGCGTGGACAGGTATGACCCGTGACAGCATCGTGCAGAACCCTGACGAAGCCAAGCGTAAGTACACCGCTATTAAAGACAGACTGATAATGAAGGACACCCAAGATTGGGATCTAGATCGTATCGAGTCATACATTGAGAAGATCAATCCTGATTTGATCTGTATCGATCAGGCGGACAAGGTTCAGATTGCTGGTCAGTATAATGCAGGTCATGAACGTCTGCGGGAATTGTATAGGCGTTTGCGTGAGACATCCAAAAGGTTCGAGTGTGGCCTACTGGCAGTATCCCAAGCCAGTGCAGATGCGGATGGTAAGACACGACTGACCTATACCATGATGGAAGGTTCCAAGATTGGTAAGGCAGCGGAGAGTGATCTTATTTTGGGTCTGGGGCGTCATTCTGGTGAGAATGAAGACAACAAACCAGACAACACCAGATTCATAACGGTCAGTAAGAACAAGCTATCAGGTTGGCATGGCACAATAGTATGCAGCATCGAGCCTGAGGTATCCCGTTATGTTGCATGATGGATGGTTGGTACTGGACCTAGAAACTACAGTAGAGAAGCGTGATAACAAATGGGACAACAGCCCTAAGAACCCTAACAATAAGATTGTATCAGCGCATTACGGGTGGCTTGGTGAAACGAGTGTAGAAGACGTTCAGCATGACTTTTACTATCATAATGAACTCACCACCCCTGCTGATCCTAAGAAGCTGCAGGGATACTTAGATAAAGCTAAAGGTCTAATCTTTCACAATAGTAAGTTCGATGCCTTTTGGTTGATCGAAGCCGGGTTTAGTATCCCAGATATTATATTCTGTACGATGATTGCAGAATATATCTTAGGCAAAGGGCGTAACACTGAAGTCGTTAAAGATGAGGATGGTAAGGACCAAGTAGTACGCCGGGAGATATCCCTAAAAGCAACAGCACAACGTCATGACGTTACTCGCAAGAAGAGTGAGCTAGTCGATGAACTGTTTAAGTCTGGTACGGGCTTTGAGGCCATGCCTATCGAGGTGGTACGGGAATACGCTGAAGCGGATGTTGTTAGCTGTGGGGAGATATACTTATCTCAACAGGAGATATTCAACACTGATCCTAATAAGCCTTTACTGAACATAGTCCGTCTGATGAATGAGATGACTTGGTTCCTTCTCGAGATAGAAGGCAACGGCTGCAAGATCGATATGGATGTTCTTAATCAAGTTGAGAGTGACTTCCGTACAGAGAAGGCAGAACTAGAGAAAGCCCTTAACCAAATCGTTACAGAGGTAATGGGCGACACGGTTATAAACCTAAACAGCGGACAAGACATGACCAAGGTTGTGTATTCCCGTCAGGTATTAGATCGTGAGAAGCACAGGTCTACTTGGAATATAGGTGTGAACTCGAAGGGTAAGCCTTTGATGCCGCCTCGTATGAACCGAAGCCAGTTCAACAGATCTGTTCGAGCTACCACACAGAAGGTATACAGAACTATAGCTATGTGCTGCCAGTTGTGCAGCGGTCACGGTACTATACAGAAGTACAAGAAGAATGGTGATCCTTGGAAGATACGCAGTAAGTGCAGCCTGTGTGAGGGCCGGGGCGCTATCTACGTTCCACAGAGCAAAGTAGCAGGGCTGAAGCTAAACCCTACTGTACCCTCTGACGCAAGCATCAATGGTTTTAAGACAGATAAGCTCACTATCGGGCGTCTTATAGATCAGGCTAGGGAAAAGGATAACCTCACTGCTATTGAGTTCCTGACCAAGATCAAACGCCTCAATGCTATCAACACCTACCTTGATAGTTTTATATCGGGGATACAGACATGGACCAGACCATCAGGCCTACTGCATTCTACCTTTAATCAGTGTGTCACTGCTACCGGGCGTCTGTCATCCACTAATCCTAACTTCCAAAACTTACCTAAAGGCAACAAGTTCGAGGTCCGTAGGGCTATTGTAAGCAGGTTCCCCGGCGGGAAAATCGGAGAAATGGATTTCAGTGGCCTTGAATTTAGAGTCGCAGGGATGCTGTCCCGGGATCAGCAGATCATAGATGACGTACTGAATGGCAAGGATGTTCATAAACAAACCGCATCAATCATACTGCAGAAAACAGAAGAAGAGGTGACTAAAAATGAAAGGTCTGAGGCAAAGGCTTTTACGTTCCAACCATTATATGGCGGAGGCTCAAACGGAAAAGCAAGTCACATCAAAGCCTACTTCGACTCCTATTTCAATATCTACGAAGGACTGTCTAGATGGCACAAAAGCCTCGGAGACGAAGTTATCAACCGAGGATATATTCAGACTCCAAGTGGTAGACAGTTTGCGTTCCCCGGAGCAAAACGGCTTGGGTCTGGACGAGTTACCAACCACACCCAAGTGGTTAACTTCCCCTGCCAGAGCTTTGCAACGGCTGATATCGTACCCCTTTCGTGTATTCGTGCGCTTAAAAGGTTTCGTGATGATGGTCTTCAATCGAAGCTAATCCTCACAGTACACGATTCTATTGTCGTGGATATACATCCAGATGAAGTTGACGCCGTAGGTATTGCCCTCGAGTGGTCCATGTCAGGCGTGGATGAAGAACTAAAAGATAGATTCAATTACCAATCAGTCCTACCCCTAGACACCGAGTATTCAGTGGGATCAAATTGGATGAATTTAGAAGAGTTAAGTGTTGCTTTAGACACCTAACCGTAGTATAACTAAGAACCAAATAATTGAGGAGAGCCGAATGGCCGAACTACAAACTACATCAACAATGTCGCTGGCTGAATTACACCAGACATTGGGTATCAATGATAAGCCACAATCAGGCAGTGGCACACGTCTTCCAGAGCTGAAGATATCGTCTCAGCGTAAGGATAAAGAGGGCAACGACATCCGTAAATTTGAGGGTCAGTTCTTTCTGAAGAACTACGATCAAGAGGTATATGCTGAAACAGTACGAATACGTGTACTATCTCAGCTATTTCAGTGGATCGATTATGATCCAGATGAGAACCGTGTGCGTAATAAGACACTCCTGATTCCTTTTATGAGCCATGAAGCTCGTGATATGCAGGGTGGTATTCGATGCGGTAAGCCAACATCTCGTGAGATGAAGAACTGGTCACCTGAACAGAAGTCTAAGTATAAGAGCATTACTTTGTTTAGACAGCTTCGGTGCTTAGTTTCATACGAAGGCGTTACTGCCTCTGGAGAGAAGGTTAAGGTAGAAAACGTACCATCAATCATTCTCAACAAGAACTCATCTTATATGAACTTCGAGGATGAAGTTGTTAAGAAGTTGAATGGCCGTAACTATAGTGATGTGTGGGTAGACCTATCTAGTCAGGAACATCAGAACGGTAGCGTGACCTACTACACATGGCATTACACACCAGACATTAAGAACCCGGTCCCATTGGATGACAAGACAATGGAAACTATGGTTCATTTTGCTGGTCTAGTTAAATCTGAAAATGAACGTATCGACAGCTCCTATGAGCGGTCACTGAAGGATCGTGTGATGGATGATGATGCCATCGATGCTCTTGAAGATGATCTAGATGCGGATCTGATGGATTGATATTAGAAGCCAAAATCCACCAAATCATGGAAAGGCTTTCCAACAACGAGTCTGATCAACTTGAGATTAAGAAAGAGTGGATCGACGAAGCTGTTGAAATGGTCAGGGAAGGGCTTGAAAGACAGCTCTTCCGTGAACAGGAACCTTTCCGGGTACGGATGTCCAACATATCCAAGCCTACCTGTCAGCTCCATATGGAAAAGCAAGGTAAGCCTAAGTCCAGAATGCCTTACAATCACATTATGCGGATGATGCATGGTGATATGATCGAGGCCATCATGCAACTGATACTTCGTATCTCCGGTGCTAACATCACTGGAGGTAAGAATAAGGTAAAGCTGGATGTAGCTGGGACTGAGGTAAGAGGCGAAGACGATATCGAGATTGATCATAAGGTCTTTGATACTAAGTCAGCCTCTCCTTGGGCCTTTGGTAACAAGTGGTCAAAGGGCTTTGCTGGATTACAAGAGTCTGATGACTTCGGCTATATAGGTCAACTGGTAGGATATTCTGCAGCTCAGAATAAAGAACCGGGCGGATGGATTGTTGTAGATAAGAGTAGTGGTCAGGTCAAAGTTGTTGAAGCTGATCTAAAGAAGCGTGACATCAAGAAGATCCTCGGGAACATGAGTACCGCAGTGAAATCACTGGATGGTGAATTCAAGCGTTGCTTTGAGCCTGAAGATGAGTTGTTCCGCCGAAAGCCTACAGGTTCCAAACGGCTATCAGCCACCTGTGGGTTTTGCTCTTTTCTGGGGTCCTGTTGGCCTAATGCTCAATACCTACCACAGACGGGATCTCAAGCTAAAGAGCCTCGCCACTACTGGTACACAGAGTATGAGGGCAATAAACTTTAATGCCCATCAAGACCTCGAGCGCCAAGAGCAAAGGACGTAAGCACCAGCAGTGGACACGGGACAGGCTCCTAGAGCTTTTCCCTACGCTCGAAAAGGATGACATCCGATCAACATCAATGGGAGCTGGCGGGGAAGATCTACAATTCTCGCCAGCAGCCCGTAAGCAAATACCCATTAGCGTAGAGTGCAAAGCATACAAAGCCTTCGCAATTTACAAGGTAATGGACCAAGCCGCAGAAAATTCCAAAGAAGGAATAGAGCCTGTGGCGGTCATAAAGGCGGACAGACGAACTCCGTTGGCAGTGGTTGATGCTCAGTATTTCTTTAAACTTCTAGCTAATTCGGAGACAAAATGAACCCGGACGAACTGCCTAATAATTCCATGATGTTGCTTGTTCAGATGAATGACGATGGAGAGATGTCCATCCTATCTGGTAGTAACCTCGATGAGGACAACGACGAGAAAACCCTAGAGTACCTAAACGATGTGATGACCGGATTGTTCCTGTCTTTCGACAACATGATCAACCTGTTTGCATATATCGGTCATATGGCCCGTACCTCAGAGGAGCTGTACGATGAGCTTCAAGGACAAGAGGCACACTTCGAGCCAGATGAAGAACTCCTGAAAGCCATTAGGGATAGCAAGGTTATCCCCTTCGACAAGAAGAAGCTCAACTGATGGCAAAGTGGAAAGAAGTACCGCTTGCGGCGGAAGCATGTGATCGAACTAAGATAGCATCAGACGGACTGTCTACGTCCTACTATGAGCTTCCAACTCACGCCACAGAGCTACGTCACTTGATCAGTCATAAGGGCATGAGCAAGAGCCGGGGAGATATCTTCAAGGCTTGCTACCGCCTCGGTGAAAAGCAGGGCACAGACACGCTCTACGATCTCAACAAGATGAAGTTCTTCATTGAGGATTTAATAGAAATGCATAAGCGTGGAGAGCTTTTATGAACATGCAAGATTACCAAACCCAAGCATCTAAAACCGCAATATACAATGATGCGGATGTAATAATTTACCCGGCTCTAGGCCTATTCAGTGAAGCTGGCGAAGTAGCTGGAAAAGTGAAGAAGGTCCTGCGGGATAAGAATGGCCATTTTGATCCCATTGAGAGGGACAAAATAGCTGATGAGGTAGGTGATGTTCTTTGGTACATCGCTGCCCTTTGCACCGACTTAGGTGTGGGTATGGAAACCATAGCCCAAAACAATCTCAACAAACTTAATAGCAGGATGTCACGTAATGTCATCCAAGGTTCAGGCGATAATCGATAGGGAAAATAATGAGCAGTTTTAAATCAAACCTAAATCCAGCATTCAGATCAAAGTTTAGCGAGGATATCTTTAACCATAAGTATAAGCATGAAGGTGCTGAAACTTGGGATGCATTGGCTAAAACACTAATTGATGATGTATGTGGTGATTTTTTACCACAAGAGGAGTTAGACCAGCTCACACAATATGTACGTGAGATGAAGTTTATTCCGGGTGGACGTTACTTGTATTATGCAGGGCGTCCAAACAAGTTCTTCAACAACTGTTACCTTCTGAAGGCAGAAGAAGATACTCGTGAGGATTGGGCTAACTTATCATGGAAAGCTGAGAGCGCACTAATGACAGGTGGAGGCATTGGTGTAGACTATTCTGTATATCGTGCCAGTGGATCTCCTATCGCTAAGACAGGTGGTCAGGCCAGTGGGCCTATCCCTAAGATGAACATGCTCAATGAGATTGGCCGCCGTGTAATGCAAGGTGGATCACGCCGCAGTGCTATCTATGCATCCTTGAACTGGAAGCATGGGGATATCCATGAGTTTTTGGGGGCCAAGGATTGGGCAAATATGCCTGTAGGTCAAACAGGAAAGACATTGTGGGACATTAAGCAGGATGACTTTAACTTCCCTGCCCCTCTAGACATGACCAACATCAGTGTAAATTACGATACTGAATGGCTGCTGAATTATTATAAGACAGGTGACGTAGGCGAAGTGTTCATGAAGAACGTGCGTCAGGCTATGCAATCTGCCGAGCCGGGATTCTCCTTTAACTTCTTTGATAAAGAGAACGACACATTACGCAACGCCTGTACTGAGGTTACATCAGCGGATGATAGTGATGTCTGCAACCTTGGGTCTATTAACATGGGCCGAGTAGAAGACATCGATGAGATGGCAGATATTGTGGCGTTAGGTACTAAGTTCCTTATCTGTGGGACAATGAAGGCCAAACTCCCTTACGACAAAGTGTATGAAACCCGTGAGAAGAACCGTCGGTTGGGTCTTGGTCTGATGGGTATGCATGAATGGTTAATCCAGAGAGGGTCTAAATATGAAGTTACTCCAGAACTGCATTCGTGGTTACAAGTATATAAAGGTGTCAGTGATAAAGTATCGAGAGAAACAGCAGATGAGTTCTCAATATCACGACCCGTGGCCAACCGTGCCATTGCACCCACTGGAAGTATTGGCATATTGGCTGGCACCTCGACTGGCGTTGAGCCTATATTTGCTGTTGCTTATAAGCGCCGTTACTTAAAGGGCAATACTAGATGGGTATACCAATACGTTGTTGATAGTGCTGCACAAGAGCTTATTGACAGATATGGCGCACAACCTGATAATGTCGAAAGTGCTTTGGATCTGGCGTCTGATTATGAACGGCGCATGGCATTCCAAGCTGACGTACAGGATTACGTTGATATGTCGATCTCCTCGACAATTAACCTTCCTGCATTCGGGAGCAAGTTGAACAATGAAAATACGGTTGAAACCTTCGCTAATACGTTGGCTAAGTATGCACCAAGACTTCGTGGCTTCACTTGCTATCCTGATGGTAGTCGTGGTGGTCAGCCTCTCACTTCCGTACCATATCACGAAGCCGTAGAGAAGCTAGGCGAAGAGTTCGACGAACATATCGAAACTCATGACATCTGTGACATCTCTGGAACCGGGGGTAGTTGCGGGGTTTGAGCAAGACAGGCATGATCATAGCATATAGCCGGGGAAAGGATGCCTTCCGAGAGGGCATCTTCTCCTCACCCTATGCCCCAGAAACAATCAAACACAAGGAATGGCAGAGAGGCTTCGATGAGGCCTTCTGTAAGCATAGAGAGGTTAATGATGTACAAGGAATTCAACTACCAGATTCACTCGAGGTATGATGAGGCTGCTAGATCTAAAGCAAAGATGTTTTGGAAGGATAATGGTTATCAGTGTGACGATAACGAAGACATATATGGAGTTGATCTTGTTGTTGAAGGCAAGGGACGTAAGTTTAACTGTGAAGTAGAGGTTAAACAGACGTGGCATGGTTTAAAGTTCCACTATGACACCTTACATATACCAGTACGCAAGGCTAAGTTCCTTACTGACCCAACCACCTTCATGGTATTCAACGCTGGCCTACATCGAGTAGCTGTAGTTGGGCGAAAAGCTGTACGGGAAGCCCCAAAAGTAGAAGTTCCTAACCGTGAGATAGCGTTTGGTGAACGATTTTTCGATGTGCCTGTATCTCAGGCCAAATTCTTCACGATAGGAGCATAATATGACTGAAGAAACAAACCAAGTGACGAAGGCACTGAATGATGCCATTGAGGCAAACCTTCAAGCAGTAGTAGTATCCGGTGTGGATGCTAATGGACAGATGTTTATGACCAGCTCTAATTCATCCCTACCTTTCATGCACTGGACACTAAATCGATCAGTGTTTGAGTTGGGATTATTTGAGAAAAACAATGCCGACAACGCAAAAAAAGACCCGGAGTCTGTTGACCCCGAGCCTAAAAAATAATACAACACTTGAGAATGGTTTGGTCACCATTCTAGTTAGATAAGAATAAACCCTCAGTTAAATGCTGGGGGTTTTTTCGTTACTGAGGTATTGCTTTCTCTGTTTGTTCATCAACGCTTTCAGCACCAAGATAAGCGCCCCGTAATGCAAGCGGTGTCTGATCTGATACAAAGCTGGCCATTCTACCAAATAGATTCATTGCTTGTTTGTCCTTACCATCAGCGACTAGCTGTAGCATTCGGTCAAACTCATCAGGACGGGCTACTAGGATATCCATAGTTTCCTGCGCCACATTCTGAATGTCATCTATCATTGGCTTTAGTACAGCCTTGCTTATGTTTCTAGCAATAGTGGCCTTAGTATTAAGGACGCCATAACGAAGAGTAATAAGCCTATCTGTGAGTTTAGTTAACTCCGTATCATACGCTGTGTTAGAACCAAATGCTTCTCCTTTAATGGATCTAGATCCGGTAGAGATGTCCTGAAGTTCTAACATATGTAAGAACTGTGTCTTACGTTCAGGATTATTCTTAAATATGATATCCAAGCTATTTCTAAATGGGTTAGCAGGATTATTCAGCAGGTCTTGTATTTGTCTACTGGATACATCGTTAACTGCCCCGGTAGTGTTTCCTTCCGTAAGTGCTATTTTTCTAGACAGGAATACTTTATTACGCAGGAACTCAAGGTATGCCACCTGTATGCCAGATGTAATTAGATCACCATCTGGTGATTGAGCCGCCCTCTTCATCAACTCATCTATCGTATTACCTTGACCTGCAACCTTGCCAAATATCTCATTGAATGCAGCCTGAGGTTCCTGTGTGATCTTAGGTGTTTTTCCCGGTATAAGGTCATCGATGAACTTTGCAGCGGCGTCTGTACGTGCTGAAGCTATAAAGTCAGAATGCTCTTTGGTAAGTTTTGCCGCCACTGTTTCAGCATCTGTTAAACCTGCTTCCAAGTTCTTCAGATCTCCTACTACAACACGGAATCTTTCCACAACATCAGGTGCTACATTTTCTAAAACAGCTAACTGTGGCTCTAACGCATTGATCATATCCACAGCTCTAGGAGCTTGTCCTGCCTCTAGGTTACGGGCCATGAAGTTCATGGACATACCAAGGTAGGCCTGTGCCATTTCAGCGGTTACGTTTTCATCAGTGCCTGATTGTAGTGCTGCTATGAATGCTTTCTGGTAATCATCTACGCCCTCCATAGAGGAACTTAGAGCTACCTTACCTGCTGCATATGCATCAGCCATGCCGGGAGTAACTCCCGTTACTGTAGCAACCTGTCCTTCTTTCCTAAGTGCTATCTTCGCTTTGTCCTCAAAAGCTCTAAGAGGTTCTGTGGTACGGAAGGTAGTGTCATGCTTACGATATAGGTCTAGCGCCTCGGTAAATGCAGGATCTCCTACATTGTCAGCAATCTGATCTATACCTCGAACAAAGTTTCGTAGCTGTTCACCCTGCTGAGATGTAAGTGGATTGTTATATAATGCGTCTGCACGGAGTGCCAGTTGGCCACGTAAGTCTGTAAAGACTTCGGCCATAGTTACACCCTGCATCTCAAGACGTGCCAACATTTCTTCTACAGACTCATACACCAGATCACCATTAGGGGCTTGAGCCACCCGAGGTGTCATCTTTTCAATCAGCCTGTTGATAGGATCTGCTACTGTCCCGGTCTGCGTAATTGTTTTTAAGAAGTTAGGCCACTCTTCCGCTGGCACGAATGATGTTGTTAATTTGTGAAATTCTTCTACAGGCAGTTCAACATCCGTGGGTAAGTTATCCCAAGCAGATTTGTATGTGCTAAAAGACTTCTTCCATGCTTCGTACAACTGAGGCCCACTCATACTGTTGAGCGCCCTGCGTTCAGCGGCATTAGAACCTAGCTGATTGTTTCGTGCGGCATCCATAAAGAATCCCAGAACATCATTGTTATTCTGGAATTGATCTAATTCTGAGCTAATAGCCTCTACTGTATTTCCTGCATTGGCAGCCTTAAATGATTTGTCTGTTGCTTCCGTAACAATATCACCAGCCAAACCGCTGGCGGCTGCGTCTACTGCATCAGCCCCGCCTAATCCTTCGGCGGTATTTGTCATTGCATTCTGAAAACCCTCAACTACTGCAGCGTCTGCAGTTCTCACGGCCTGACTCTGCAATCTACTACGATGCAAGTCGATCATCTTTAGGGACATTGTGTTTGCTAAGTCATCTGCAAACTTCTCGTAGGCTTCTTCTCCCATTAATGATTTCTGCCATACATATGCACGATCAACGTAATCACGTACGCCTTGACGTACGGCGTCCACAGAAGTCCGAGGTATGGTAGTATTCCCTAATAATGGGAAGAATGACTCTGAGTTCTCACGGATAACCTCTCCAAGTATAGAAGCACGTTCAGCAAATATCTCAGCAGGTACACCAGCAAGATTTGGATCTAGCTCATTTAATACTATTGCGCCTACGTCACGCTCAATACCCGCTTTAGTTAAACCTGAGGTACCTTTAAATAATGCCTTGATGGGTCTTTTAGCAAGTCCAGCAATTTTGCCTAAGGTCATTAGTCCGCCAGAGAATGCTACGTTGTCTGCGAAGTTAGCAATGTTACGATTTTCTTCGGCATCAAAGCCCAGCGCCTCGGCAATATTATCACCGAATAAAGGCTTGGCTTCCTGTGGTGTAGTGGCTGTAGTACCAATGTTTGCGCCTGTACCTAGTATAAACGTCTTTGAGAATATACGGGCAGCATCAATCATCTCTTCAGGCTTCTTCTTGCCTACTTTGGACCATGCCTGTGCTACATACCGAGCCATTTTAGGAGATAGGTTGTATGCTTTCTCCAGCTTACTAGCTAAACCTACGCCGCCTACAGAACCAATAAGCATAGAAATAACTTCTTGGCCGATAGCATCATAGTCGTTTGTTGGTGGTACTGTAGGGAAGTTCTCTTTAACGTAATCCGTTTCTGGATCTGTTCCTATTAATCCTCCAGTAAGCTCGCCAATCTTATCTGTGATGCCTTCGCCTACTCGGGCAATACCTTTTATAGCCTGTGCTCCGCCACCCGCAATAGTGTTAATTAATTTGGAGTTTGGTGCATTTGGGTTTGGTACAATGAATGTTTGCTTATTACCCTCGGCATCTTTGGATACCTGAGTACGCATAGCCTCGCCACCTAGACCTTCAATAACGGCTTGCTTACCATCGCCCTCAACTGCGGTACCTGTCTGCTGGTAGATCTTCTCGTTACTATCATCAACCGCCTGAATGAACTTATCACGCTTCTCGGAAGGATCTAAGTTCGCAAACGAAGGATCAGTCATCAATGCTTTATAGATAGGATGCTCAGTATCAATACCTGTGTAGCCCATCCTATTTAAGAAGGAGGGCCTATCATAGTAATCTGATATGCTTAATGGTGGTTTTTCGTCAGGCTCTGCTTGGTTGCTATCAAAGATTGAAGTGAAATCTTCAATAGTCATATCATTAGACTCGGAGCCTTCCTCATCAGAAACCGACTGCCCTTGGTTAAACAGGGCTTCAAAGTCTACTACTTGTTCTTCGGCCATGATTACTCCTGTTCAGAATCTGCTGTGGGAAATAGGAAGGGCATCTCTTGCTTAATGTATTCGATTTCGTAACCCATAGAAGTTAAGGACAACAACGCCTTATCTATTGTACTCTGACTAGGTTTTTCCCCTACAGCAGACTTGTAATTTGTAATGGTCTGAGCATTAAACTTAGCCAAACCTTCACCCGGTTGAATTAATTCAACTGCATCTGTTGTTACAACTTCGGGAGCTGCATTAACATTTTGTACTTCAATCTTTACTGTACCTTGTGCCCAACCATACGTGTCAGGTGTATTGGTTAGAACCTTACGGATGTTAGCAAAATACTCTTCGGCTGTAGCAAGTTCGTTACCAAACTCTGCACCATAGCTCCTTGCTTCCTTAATGAGCGTTTGATCTCTAAGAGTGACAGCAGCCCTACTTGCTTCACCCATACGATCCCTAGCAAACTTCTGAAGACCTGCAGCAAATGTTTCGATATTGTTGCTGGTAAGAAGTGAGTTTCGGATGTTTTTGTAGTCTTGGTTAGAGAAGCCATTGCCTGTCTGTCCCAGAGCTTTACCTGCAGCAAAGATGTACTGGATAGATGCACCCATGAACTGTTGATAAACAGAAGCTGTTTCCCTATTCATCACGCCGCTAGAAACAGCATTGTCTAGGTAATCAGTGATCTGATTAACCAACGTACCTTCATTGATATTATCATCTCCAGAAGCACTACCTACTATATCAAGCATAGCTGATAGCTCGTTACGTCCAGATACAAACAGGGCGTTTACTTTCCCTGCAGAAGTCAGAACGTATGGGTTTCTCCTTGCTAATTCTTCTAGCTTATATCCCATGACAGCTACGTTGGTAGCCGCACCCATTAACTTGGTTTGATCTGAAAGTAAATTAGATGCGCCACGGACTGATGCCGCTCTACTCTTATCTAGTTCTTCTGTCTGAATGTTCTTAGGATTTTCTATTACTTCACCTGTAGCAATGTTGGTATAAACTGTCTCGCCTTTATCATTTACACTCTGTCTTGCTGATACAATCAGACCCGGTTCAGTAGTAACCGCATATGTCTGGTCATTACCCCCAGCCTCGGAGGCTATGATAGAAGACATCTTAACTGGGTATATGTTTTTCAGATAGTTATTTGCTTCTGCCACTATTTTTGGATCACTAGATGTGAGAGCTAAAGTAGCTTCTGCGTGTTCAGCACTCAAGTTAGCTCTTGTAAGTGTGCTTGATTTAGACCCATCCAAGTTTGCTTTGGCTGCCGCAATCATTTGTTGCTGCTTTTCAGGTGTAGCCTTCTTCCATGCATCTTGCTCCATTAGAACTGATACAGATAGCTCTGCAAAGCTGGTAGGAACCTTCTCATCATCAGTCATGTTATAGATGTCTACAAGTGCTTTACCTTCTGTAGATTGCCACAACGCCCATGCAGCGTCTTTATCTTCTTGTGTCTCATATATTTTATCATTAGCATATATTTCCTTACGGGCATTAAATGCTATGGTCTTTAGGCTGTTTTCATCAAACACAAAGTCTTTTTGCTCTTTAGCTAATTCTAGATCTTTTAGAACCTTAATTCTTGAGTTAAGTGTATCTCTATACACTTTAGATGCAGTCATCTTTTTACCCTTTAGCTCTGCTAAGATAGCCTCGCCTTCTTGAGAGGTGGAAAAGGTAAGAGATGGAAGTGCTGTATTTAGTATATCTGTCTGATAATCGATTGCACGACCTATCATGGTTTTTAGAATTACAGGGGATACGTTAGCATACTTTGGATTATTCTTAGCATTAGTGATAAACTCATTAAGCTGGTTTTGATTCATTCCGCCTATATCAGGAAATACCTGTAGATCTTTTTGAAGTGCCTCTAGCTGAGTACGCATAGCCACGACTTCAGGATCTTGCTGATTTTTCTCCAGATTCAGTGCGGCCAGTGCAGCCAAAACCTTTTCCGAGTCAGTTACCTTACTTATATCGATGCGCTCTGATAGCGTCTTAGTGGTGTCTTTAGGGTCTTTAGGAATAATCATCAAAGTACCAACAGCATCACCTACGGCATCCAGAGGGGCTACCCCGCTGTTGCTTGCTGCATCTACTTCAGTTGTGATGCTAGGTGACGTATTATCACTTGCAGTAAGCCCGGAAGCAGAGGTAACATTACGCCCTGTCATTTCTTTCCATCTATCTACTCGTGCATTAACTCGATTAAGCCTTTGATCCGCCTGTCTTTGGCGTACACGATCAATCCAGCTATCACCTATCCCGGCCTCTTGGTATGGCTCGAATGATAGATCTTCATCCGTATCTACGTTTTTAGTAGATAGGCTGGACAGTAACAGTTCGCTGCTATTGTCTTCAGACTGATTGGAACTCAGAACAGTTTCTGTTTGAGTATCTAAAGCTGATGTTTCCTCGTTATTAACCTCAGATTCTGGCTTTACTTTAGGTTCTGTTGCTTCCAGAGGGTTAGTAATCGTACCATCCGGGGCCTGAAACCTAATTCTGTTTTCTTTAATACCTAATTGTAGGTCACTTACAATTTGATTTGCAGTCATCCCACCCACAAGGTTACGATAAATCGTAGCTTCTATTCCGGGTAAATTAGGATAGTTCGCAGCCAGAGATGCGGCCTGAGATCTATAATTTGTAGTCTTAGCGGCTGCTTTAGCTTTAGCTTTTTCACGGTCCTGTATATCTGAAACAGCTAACTTAAACAGATCATCATCTGCCTTGTTACGGGCAGCACGAGCTGCAGTAAATGAGGATGAAAACGAGTCAGCAAATCCAGTGGCAAAGCCTACTAGGGCGTCACTAGGGCCATCATCATAATACTTACGAAAATCACCAAACTTATATTCACTGTAGCTCATCTAAAGGTCCCTCTTCTGCATTTAAGCCAAGCATCTCTGCTTGCATATCTTGGTCTGCGGGTTCCCCTGCTAAATCAGCTTCTGGTGCCATTAGGCCCATCTCTTCTTCAGCCGCCTGTTCTTCTTCTGGTACATCCTCTTGTTCAGGATCAACCTCTACTAACCCATCACGTTCAATTAGATCAGCAATGTGTTGTACATCTTCTTTTGTTGGGACTTCTGTGTTGTCCTCAAAGCCCATCTCATAGTCGATGCCGAGCTGTACGCACATAAGTTCGATTGCCCGGGCGGTAGGACCAGCCATCAGGATTCCGAAGTCTATTGAAATTAAACCGTCCATGATGGAACGGCTTATGAAGAAGTCTGTCATCGTGGTTACGGAGACACCGCTAGACACCAATGTATCCAAGCCTGTTTGTGTCTGTGGCTTCTTAAATGTCTTATCTACATACTTTAAGAACTGATCTGGATGATCATATTCTGGTGGCCTATGCCATGATTGATTTCGTGTATCGGAGAGGAAGTTCTCACCGGGGATAGGGATATCAAAGTTCTGCATCAACCATACCCTCCTCTTCCATTAGTTCATCATCAAGACGCTCACCGGATTCATCACCCTTAGTGTCTTCCATGATTTCATCTTCTAGTTTGATAAAATATTCAGGCGTATATTTCATATCGGGAAACTGTTCCATGAACTCTTCGGGTAGGTTTCCGGTATAATATTCCCGAACAGACGCCCGGATTGCTGCTTCTAAATTCATTGCAACCTCTCATAATTAACTGCTAAGTATCCGTTTGGATGTACGTGGACAGCATGCGGGAACTTCTCTTTGGCCTCATCAGCCATAATACCTACGTTGTTTTGGGAGCCAGCACCCAGCTTTTTAGCTGTGTCATTCCAATCCCATTTGTATAGGGCAAGACCTGAACTGTGGGTTCCAATACGGCGTATATTTGTTTTTAGATCTGGATCAGACAGGAACGGCAGGAATGAAGCCATTGTGGCCATAAATCCTGTACCCCCGGCTGCGGCTGCTGCTGTACCCCCGGCTGCGGCTGCGCCCCCGGCTGCGGCAGTGCTGGCACCAAACATGCCCCCGGCACCAAACATACTTCCCAGTACGCTGCCTCCTATTTGACCTATAGCACCAAACAAGGCATTTTTCTTAGACGCCTTGGCTTTCATAGCCGCAATCTGTGCTTCCATTTTCATCTGGAACATCTTCAGGTCACGGTCCTTCTGGCTTTCAGAGGATGTGGCTAAGTAGTTAAACTGCATATCAGCACGATTCCATAGGCGGTTGTGCTGTTCTGATGTAATGCCGAGTATAGTCTTGGCATCCATCTGTGCGGCGGAGAATGCCATCTGTGTGTTAGTATTCATTACTTGTCTGCGCCAACCAACATTATCCTGATCAATCTGATGTTGGTGTGTCTTCTCAAATTCAAACATACGCATCTCAGCGGCCTGATTTGCCCGTGCTGTTGCGTTGATTTCGCCTAAGTTAAACTTCTCAAATGCATCTTTCATCTGAGAAATGGCAAGCCCAGTGTTAGTGGATAATGTTGTGTACCACTGTTCACGGTCTAGCTCATTTGTAATATCAAATCGCTTACCTAAGTTAGTTTCCTTGGCATCCTCAAATAAAGCTAAATACCTTTGGGACGCATTAAGCATACCAGCTTGCTGTTGGTTAGCTAAGTTAGCTAAGTCTAGGTTCTTAACAACAGTAGCGTTATATGTAAGTGCCTGTGTCTTTGCATCTGCGTTTGCTATCTTGAGCTGCGAAAGGATACGAGCCTTCTGCATAAACTGAGCATTCTTGGCAGTCATATTCTCCGAAGCAATACCGTTCATGATATTTGCTTCTTTGTCAGCAATTCCTACGAGGTTAGACATCATTGCAGTAGCCAGCTTGGCTGTGATCTGCTGAGAGTCTGCCCCTTTAATATTCAAAGATCCCTTAATGGAGTTGGCCATATCAGCCATAAACCCGGGGATCTTGTATTCGCCTGTGTTAGGATCTACGAAGTGTTTCTGTAGAAGGTCTAGCTGACCTACAACTGTCCTCTTACTATCAACAAATCCAAATTCACCTAAATCACGGGCAACTAATTTACCTGCAATAGTGCTTGTGTCTAATACATTTGATGTGTTGTACATCGCTACATCATTTAGACTGTCAGTTGCAGCATCACCCTCGAGGGACATCTGCGTTTCATCTACATCTACTAACGATCCTGATGATGCTGTAGCTGTGGATGCATTAGCACTTGTACCTGTTTCATTAATAGCGTTGGTTACTGAAGCGGAGTTGTATCCTGTCTGGGCTGTAGGAGCCTCGGGCATAAGATTAGCCCCGGCTGCCGTAGTACCCGTAGCTGCAGTAGTATTAAATTGATTTGTACTTCCGTAGTTTACCTGAGTGCCTTGAGTTCCACCAGCATTGGAATCCATAAAAGGTACTTGTTGGCCTACCAACATACCTTGATTAGCAGCGTAGCTAGTAGGATCATCCAGTATCTTCTGTGCTTCTAGCACCACATCACTGTTTCCTACACGTCTGTCACTATACTGCTGACCCATAAATCTGCGGCCACCAGTTAGACCTCCGGGTGAAGTTACATTAATCGCCATTTTTATCTCTTTCCTTCTGACAGGCCTTCACTTCATCCCGTAGTTTCACATAGTCAGAAACAACCATTGGAATGGCCGTATACCCATCCTGCAGAACATCTAGTTCTACCGACAGCTCTTCGTTAAATTCTTGGGAATACTGTTTTAGCGGGGGGCAGTAGACTTCTAACTTAGTCCTATAGACCGTCTCGGCGCAGCCTTTTAATAAGGCCATCCCGGCTATTAACAGAAGTATCTTCTTCATGCTTTGCCATCGCTTTGTAAAAATCTGAAGACCGTTTCTGGGCCTGTAATTCGTCGGCAAGAACTTTACCTTTTTCTATCTTCTTGCCATCCTTGCGCCCTAAGACGTAGAGAATAGGAAGCAATAGAGCTAAACCAGCAATAAGGTAGAGTTTGATCTTGCCGAAGATAAACATTAACGAGCGCCTACGTTTGTATTTCGTGCGATATACTTTAGCTCATTCTCCAAAAGAGCTATGCGCTGTTTGATGTCATTGATTTCAGATATGGCTTTTGTCATTGCAGACATATCATCCCACACTTCATCTAAGTCATCACGAACACGATTAAGTTCGTTTTGGTTCTCTTTAACATCACGTTTTGTATTGATTGTATCCTCTAGGGCCATGCGTGATCCTAGTGTGCTCACGGTTTCTTCAAGACCTGATATGGTTGTGGCCTGTTGGCTAACCCACCAGATTCCCCCAGCTAACTGAATAACCATAGCAAAAACCAACGTTAGGGGTATCTTCTTTTCCATGATCTAGTGAATACCTTCCTTATTGTCCTTCCAACGGGCGTAAGCCGCAAGAGCTATCCCGCCAATGGCACATAGTAGGAAGACTGTCTTGAGCATGGGCGCATAAGCTACAAGGCCTTGGATCTGCCCAGCGACTTCATTCAAGCCTGTTGCAGCTCCTGCAATACCCGCCCCAGCCATTGTCTTAGATTTAGCTAATGACTTAGGTGCTTCCTGTGTAGGCTTCTGAGTCATCAGATCCCCACCATCAGAAGCTAGTATAGCATCCATCGAGAATAATGCGCCTTCAGCAGCCCGGCGGCGTGTCAGACCACGTAGAGGAGTTAGTTTCCCATCTACTCTGGCCTTGTTCCACCTATTCAGTTGCTCTGGTATTTCGTCGTACAGACCCTTGTTCAATTTCTTGAGCAAGGTGCTGGATTTGAAGTTACCTTCGCCTACGTTGAAAATCCACGAGGTTAAACTGTCGTACTGATTTTGGGATAATGGGACATGGACGTAGCGGTGAATAGCTTTAGCGTGAGACTCAATGTCATCAATCAGTAGCTGTTCTGCTTCAGCAGGAGTGATCTTCATTCCTGATCGAACACCCTTGCATGAACCATAACCTATGGTCCACTTCCCAGCCACACAGCGGTAACTGTGGATAAGGCCATCGTCTCCTACTTTATGTAGACCCTCAAACTTCTTGATAAGGTCTACGCCTGTCTGGCTTACACTTGTTGGTATCATATATGTTACCTCTAAGTTCGAGCATATGGACTACGGTTCACCGCTGGTGAAAGAAGTCCTGTATTTGCTATTGAACTACCCTGTACTGATCCAAGCATTCCCATCATATCTTCGATGTTATAACCTACTTGGTTGATACGGTTACCTTGAGCATCAAAAGATGAAACCAGAAGGTTACCATTTTGATCAATGTCTCGCTGTACAGCCATGCCCATGTCATTCACGTCATTGCGGATGAGTTTACCATTGTCATCAAAGGCACTTGTCATAGCACGGAAGCCTTGGGTGGTATTTGCATCCAGACCTTCCATTCCGCTATTAACGAAACTCTCCATGTTACCCAGACCTGTCATGAACTCTTGTCGAGCCAACTGTGCATCAGCAGATGTAGCATCAAATCCTTGTGCAATTTCGTAGGCAGCGTTGTTGACCGCACCCTTAACGGTGCCAAAGCCATCGTCCATGCCACCTATTACCGCATTTTCTACGTCACCTAGAGCGCCCCGGGTTGAAATACCTTGACCGGAAATTTCACCAGTTAGTGCAGCTCCTGTGTTGCCTACTTGCTCACGAGTAGCTTCACCTTCACCACCAATAGCTCCTGCTAGGTTGTTTTCAGTGATGCCCAGAGCCTGTGATAGGTCATTACGAGCACGATTAGCCAACATAGTGTTGTCATCATAATCAGAACGGAAACCAGAGAAGTCACCCTGAAGACCAGTGACCTGATCAGAAATGCCTGTCTGTCCTTCTGACAATGTTCCGAAGTAATCCGTTGCATTGGCATTACCTGAGTCTACTGCACTCTGGATGTCTGATTGACCTGCACCTAAGTCTGAACCGATTGTATCCAGTGTATTAGTTGTACGAGTATCAAAGTCTGAGATGTCTTCACGAGTATCTACAGCTTCGTCTCCTACCTTTTCCATGATGTCACTACGGTTGGTGCTAAGTTTATCAACTAGGTCCGTAAAATATGAGGCTGCCTGAGTTGTAAGACGGCCCTCTGCATCAATGATTTCATCATTGGTATCAGAAAACGCCCTACCAAGATCAATATCTTGTTGATCAATCCGATCCGTAATATCAGATCGTGTAGTAGCTCCCGCAGACGTTACATCAGACGATAAATCATCCATCCGTGTCTTACGGTCAGCTTGGGCGTCATCAAATCCTTCACCCATATCTGCAAATCCAGATGTAATGTCACGCTGAACATTACCTACATCACTACTTACATCACCAATGTCACCAGTTAGGGCACTAAAATCATCAGTTATATTTGTTTCGGCAGTGCCAATACGTGATAGGCTTCGGTCTAAGGCATCACCAATGTCATCTTGAATATCGCCTTGGCCCCCAAATACATCATCAAACTTAGGATTACCGTATTCGGATACGGCTGTCTTAATTTCATCTAGGCTGGGGCCGCCACCGCCGCCGCCGCCCGTAAAAGTAATTAACCCAGAACGCCGTGAATGAACGTAGCGCATGGGTCCAAATTGTTCCATGAATGGATTCATGTTTATATCTCCATATCGTATACTTGATACAAGTGCCTGTAGCTACGTCCCGTATCGTTGGTTAAATTTTGAAGCCGCCGTTGCCAGCCTTTTCGGCCCCATATTTGAATCGAACTACACCTGTTATCCTGTGCAAACTTGACTAGGGTATCGTGATGTGCAGTCCATGCGTCCCATTCTTCGACGGAGCCGCCGCAAGTCTGGATCAACATTGTTTTACGTCTGGTTTCTTCTATAAACCGGGTGACGATTACTGAGGCTATGCTGTCGTTTTGATCGACTGTAAGCCAAATGTGTGCTTTTTCTATCATAGCTAATAGTGCTATGTCGAAAGATGTCATCTCTCCTACCGAGTGGCCTAAAGCTGACTCAACGTGAGGCTCAAGGATATGCCACTTTTTAAGAATGTCTTGGGGTTTCAGGAGGGATGACCGATATTTATTCTCAATCATCTATATTATACCGCATTTTATGCCACTAAGGCAACATAGGGTGCATTATAGACACTTAGCTAAGTGTTGGCAAGAAGATTATGCAGCTTCTTCTACTGCTTCATCTAAGCTCTTAGTAAGCATATCAACAAACGCCTGTTTGCCTACGCTTAGCTGATCTAAGTTAAACTGAGTAGTACCCATCTTACGATCTAAGTCTGCAACATGATTTACCATAATCTTTTGCTGATCAGTAAGCTGATCCTCAGTGTATTCTTTGTCGTTGATGACAATGGTTTTTTTGTTTTCTGCCATTGCTTTTCTCCTAGTTAAGTTAAAATTAAGCCGCCCACGGGGTTCCTGTGGCTTCGGCTGTCTTACGGGCAACCTGTGCCGTAACCTTACCTTGGCGGTTTGTTTCGATACGAGCCTTTGCTTCGTCGGCTGTTTCTTCGCCTTCGATCAAGCTGTTATACACCCAGCCTAGCACTGTGGCTTCGGTCAGGTCAGCATATGCTACAAAGTCAGACGCATCAGGATCAGGCTCAAGACGTAGCTTACCGCCTTCTACTGCACTGCATTCTGAGTGATCATCGTCTTGTACACGACATTCCCAATACACGGTTTTTACGCCGCCTGTAGCATCGTCACGAACCATGTCGTTGATCTTCCATGTTGTTGTTTGTGCCATTGTTTGTTTCTCCTTTATGGCTGGGGGATTATTAGTTACAAATTCTCATTACACTCCAAGAAATGTTAGCCCCAGTAAATATTGATTGGTTGACTTGAAGGTTAGCCCCAGACATTCGCAAATCACAGCGATTTCCCAAAAGAAGATCAGTATATTTGGACGATGGGCCAGCTTGGATATGTGCAATACCCGTAGTGTTATCCTCTACATTACCTGTACCACTACCTCTAGCACTAACTATAAAGTTTCCTGAGTTGGCTTCAAATGTATATATAGTTATCCAAGTATTTACGGCGAGGTTTGTTGCAGTACCCCATTTTGTAGCAAATCTACCCGCAACTAAAGGCATAAAGTTTGTAGTTGCACCTTCTGTATTGCTTGTACCTACCGCTACCGAATTATTATTCCCATCTACAAATATTGCATGGGCATTACTGTTGCTCTCAACACGGAAGTCATGGTCATGGGACGTTTCATTAAACGATGTCATCGCCTGTGTTTGCGTCATAACCTCATTCGGGCCAAGCCAAGTTGATCTTTGTGAGGGTATCCCTATCGAATTATTCGGTGCGCTAGTCGAACCTGTATTAACAACATTTTCAGTCCATGAACCGCCTGTCACAACTGTGTGTGATGTGGATTCGTAGTTTCCTAACTGGACGTAGATTTCAAACTCATAATTTCCGTTTGGCACATAACGAACTGATTGACGATGGTACACTGCTATTATCCCCTTCAGCATAAAATACCGCATCTAGCATACTTGCGTTTGTGCCACCTCTAAGAAGTATTGTTAGTTTTCCTACGTTTGTACCGCCAGAAGAATACCCCGGTTTTGCACCGTGCATTACAATCTCAGCCCCATACGGCCCCGGAAGGTACATGTTGCCAAGTTTCCAGTAATTATTGTTGTTAGAACTCGTTTGTGAGGTAGGTGAGTGAGGATAATAATAAGTTGGTCTAAAGTTTCCGTTTACTTCAAGAGTTGATCCGGGGTTTGAGGTGTTTATTCCGACTTCGTTTTGATCTGCATCAACGAAAATCATGTGAGTTGAGTTATTACTCTCAACACGGAAGTCTTGGTCATGGCTATCTTCGTTTATAACAATTCCAGTTGTACCCCGATACATTGTCATGGGTGTGCGGAAATTATTTGTTTTATCATCATCCGCATAAAGAAAGTTAAGTGCGCCGCCAGAATTTTGGAAACCCCAAAGCCTTGTGTTGCTTGTTGCGTCACTGTCTTTCAACCAAAGCTGAGTTGTTCCAGTGCTTTGAAAAGTTGGCCCTGATGCGTGGGTGTTTAAAGTTTGCACCATCATTACACCACCATTAGGGTCTGGTGAATTAGTGCCTATACAAACAGCGTCTGCACCCGCATCAACAAAAAAGCATATTAGCGTTGCTGTCACTCTCAATGCGGAAGTCTACATTCTTACTGTTTTGGTTGAAGACCACCTCATTAAGAGGACGAAACGTCAGAGCAGAATGTGCGTTCGTACTGTCGTAAATAAAAAACTGCTCTAAGTTGTCGATACCCGCTGACCATTGATTACTTGCATTTTTATATTGAATCTGAGCAGTCGAGTCTGATGTTGTTTCAAAACGAAACTGAATGTCTCCAGAAGATTGTGCATGTATGAATGTCGATGGATTTGAGGTTCCGATCCCTATGCGATCAGTACCGCCATTAACAAAAAACATATTAGAGTTGTTGTCACTCTCAATGCGGAAGTCCGTATTCTGACTGTCTTCATTAAAATTTACTTCAGTGTTGCTAATGACCATTCTGTCTTGGTTATTTGTAAGAACCGCAACGCTATCGGCGGCTGGACGATAAATCGCCGCTCCAACATTTGGCTTAGATAAATTGCCAGTGAATTGGATGTGGTTCGTGTTCATTAGCAGAACACCACTTTGCGTTGTCGTACCAGTAAAAGTAGGAGAAGCCGTAGGAGCAGCGCCAACGACTTCTGCAACGGAAATCTGTCCGTCAGCTAACTCTGCGTTGTCTGATATCAGGTTAGCGAGTGTTCTTGCTTTGCTCATAGCTAGTCCTTTAAATTAGGGTGTTTCTTGTGCAGCTAGATGAGCCGCATATGCGTCTTTGACCGCTTGGGTGAATACTGATGCACATATGTCTGCTACGTCTGCGTCTTCGTCATCTAGAACAGCGTCAGGCATGACTACATGACGGTGAAAGTTGCGGCTGATTTCTTCGCCATCACGCTTGATGATGTTCGCTGTACGAACCTGCACGACAGGAAATGTGCCGTTGTGAACGACTTCGATTTTGTCGTTTAGTGTGCTTTCTGTTAGTGCCATCGTTTATCTCCTGTGATGGTTGGACTGTCCGACCCAAAGCTATGCAGTGGGTTATGAATCTGTTACATAACTAAATGATACTGTGCCTTCTATTGCTCCAGTAGTATCAGCATTTGAATCTACGGCTGAAATAGTGGTGCTTCCTGTGGTCTGTTGAAAAAATGTACCTGTTGTTGATTGATGACCAAAAGACATAAAGTGTGAAGCTACATTAGAGGCTGAATCTCCTCTTAAAAGAACTGGAACTTGAAATGAACCATTACCACTGCTTGGGTGGTTTGATGTTGCAAATGGAAATCCAGTTATTTGAAGATTACCCTGTGGAGAGTTTCGACCACTATTAAGGGCTTCAAAACGAACTTGAATATGAACAACTCGTCCTACTTTAGTATACCTACCTGTTGCATACCCTGTTCTTGAAGTCCAACCGCCACTGGTTCCTCCCGCAAGTGTATAAGTAAAAGTACCTTCTTCGTAGTCATTAAGTAGTTCAGAATGTTCAGTACTAGAACCGTTGCTAGTAGCAGAGAAGTCGATGCCTAGACCGTTGCCCATGACCACATTGCCAGAGGGAACTACATTACCGCCAGCGTATATTCTTAAATCGTGACTGTTGCTGCTATCTGTAATGTAAGAATATTGGCTATCGGCCTGTACGCCTATGCTCATTAACCTAGCAGTACTGTTTCCGCTGTTTCTCCCAATTATCGTAATATATGGGTTGGTAAGAGCCGAATCGTTAACACCTATCTCCATCTGCTTAGAGACATTTTTGTTTCCAAGTATTAAGGGAGTTCCGCTAGTATCTCCTAACTGTCCAGAATCATAAATTCTGACCGCACCGTCTGGCCTGATACGCATACGTTCTGCGCCAGCGGTGGAAAACGATATTGTGTCAGAAGCACTCCGATACATACCCGTGTTAGGATCATCAACAAATCTAAAGCCCGGAACAACCGCACTTCCATCAGAGGCAGAAATTAATCCACCATTGTTAATTGATGCTTTTTTGGTGCCAGAAAACTTAAACTGGATGTCATCACCATTGGATGACGCAAATATTTGAGTGTTCGTTCCGACTAAGTTTAATGATCCTGATGTAGCAATAACATTTCCATCGTTGTCGATGCGCATTTTCTCGCTGTTATCAACATTAAACTGAATGCGTGAAGAAACTGCTGCGCCTCCCACATCAGCATTAAATGAAAGCCCTGCGTCACTAATCGTTTCAATAACACAATACATTGAGGTGTTTTGGCTATCGACAAGTCTTATTTGATTGTTGCTTGATTGAATTTGTAAAGGTGAACTAGGCGAACTCGTCCCAGTCCCAATCCCAACGCCAGTATTCGTAGCGTGTAAAATATTTGTTCCGCTAGGCTTCAGTGAGATAGAACCTGACGCACTGGAAATAGATAAATCACCTGATTGCTGATAAACAGTGTTACCTGTGTCTGCACCAGAAATCCTTAGCCCATTTAAGTATGAATATGCATTAGTAGTCACACCGCCAGTAATATCTACACCTGTGCTGGTGGTGGCGAGTTTGGCATTACCGCTGTAAGAAAGAGTAGAAGAACCTGAAGTATTTACTGTAAATAATTCCGTGCCATCTCCTTTTTGAAAAGATATGCTTGGCCCGTTGGACTTTAAAATTAACTCTCCTGCGGCAGTATCTTGCACATAACTATTAGACCCATCGTGGTAAATCTGTAGGTCAGACCCTGCACCAAAGATGGCTTTGTCGTTGTCACCAAATGACAAGTTGCCTGTCATGGTATCGCCAGCCACTTGCACATAACGTGCATCTGATTGTGTCTGTGTGAGGTGATCCGATAAGACGAATGTGCCGTAGCCTACGATCTCAACAATATCATTTACCGTGGTTCCACTGGCAAATACTACTGAGGTTCCTGACGTAGCGGTTACGTCTGTGCCGACCAACTGCTTCACGCCGTTCAAAAATACGTCTACATATCCAGAGTCATATGTGGCAGCAAATACTGTCTGACCCGCAGTAGCTGTATAGCTGTAGCGATTTGTTGTGCCGTTGACTGATGAACCCGCATTCGTCCAACCGTTAGCGGAGTACACTTTCATAGCACCCGCTGTGGTATCAAAATACAGATCACCAACATCCAAAGCTGACCCATCTGGATCGGCTGTTGGGGCGCTGCCTTGTGCGCCTAGATATTGGTTTTGGAATGTTGCTAAAGATGTTGCCGCTGCATTTTTGCTAGTTAAGGCTGACGCCGCTGAATTAGATGCATTAGTAGCCGAAGTTGCAGCATTGGATTCTGAGGTTGCTGCGTTAGAAGCCGAAGTAGCCGCAGCAGTAGTGCTTTGGAATAATCCGTCCACATAAGTCTTTGTAGTAGCATCTGTAGTAGCAGTAGGTGTAGCAAGACCAGTAATCTTATTGTTGCCCATAGCTAATGCACCAGACATCGTATCGCCAGATTTAGCTACACGGGTATCACGCTGCGTGTCTGTATATACTTTTGTAGCTACATCCTGTGCGCTTGTGGGATCACCTACCCCAGTAATCTTATTGGTAGACATGGCAATAGCGCCTGTCATTGTTCCACCAGCTTTTGGTAGTTTAGTCGCAATGGAGTTGGTTACTGTAGTGCTGAATGCATCATCATCATTTAGAGCATCAGCTAATTCGCCAAGTGTATCTAGCCCTGCACCAGCATCGCCAATAAGAGTAGATATTTCATCGTCTACATACTTTTTAGTTGCAGCATCAAGGTCTGCACTTGGTGCTGTTAGATTAGTAATAGTAGCAGATGTACCAGCATTCATATTAAGATTGCCGTTAACTACTACGTTAGTGAATGTAGATGTACCAGAACCAGCGGTTACGTTACCTGTTAGGTTACCTGTGACGTTGCCCGTAACACTTCCTGTATGTACCCCTGCCGTGTTACCTGTTACGTTTCCTGTTAGTGCGCCTGTAATGCCGCCACTAGCCGTTACTGTAGTGAATGCACCACTTGATGCTGCAGTAGCACCAATCGTAGCACCATCTATAGCTCCGCCATTGATATCTACAGATGCTAATGTAGCTTGTCCTGCAGAAGAAATGGTAGTGAAGCTACCTGCCACTGCGGAGTTAGCACCAATAACAGCACCATCAATAGCACCACCATCGATGTTCACTGAGTTCAGTGTTGCTAGACCCGTGGATTCAAGAGTGGTGAACTTACCTGTGCTGTGTGAGTTTGCACCTACTGTAGCGCCATCAATAGAACCACCATTAATATCTGCCGTGGCTGCTGTTAAAGATGTTGTAGCACTCAGTGTGGTAAACGTACCCGCTGCCGCTACAGTTGTACCAATAGCAGCATTGTCGATTGCGCCAGAGGCTACATCAATGTTGCTGATAGTTGTTGTCGTGCCTACGTTAAATATGGCGTTAGCATTAACAGTAAGAATACCTCCGAGATATGTTGTAGTGGCTACGTTTAAGCTACCATCAATATCCGCATTCCCGGAAAGGAACAAATCCTTCCAACGCTTTAAAGTATGTCCTAGATCTTTAGTATTATTTGCATGAGGAGCAAAATCCCCACTTGAATTAATGAATCTGTTTTCTAACCAGACTGCAGCGCCAGCCGCATTGTACACACATACATAATAACGATCATCTGGAACATTATACCAGACAGAACCAACAGCATATCCATCATTGATATCGTCACCTACAGAAGGATCAGAAGTTGCTGAATAGTTATTTTTACCACCAAGACCACCGTTTGCAGCAGGTAAAAACCCGCTTACCGAAGTAGCGAGGTCTATCTTAGGTCCGTTGCCTGTAGTACCATCATGAGCATGGCCTGTAGTGCCATTGAATGCATCTTGAAGTGTGTTGAATTCAGCATTGATTGGGGGGGCGGTAATGTTCTCACCGTTAATAATCGATGCTGCGGACTGTCTGGTATATCCAGCCATTATCGTCTCCCTGATTGCGTGTATTCGATAACTAGACCCTGAATTGAGTAGGGATCAAAATCACCGATAGTCACGTATGTAGCTCTGACCGAGAAGCCACTGCCTTCTACTGCCGTGCTTATGATTGGTTTGTCGGAGCCACCGTATAAAATGCCCGAGGCTGCGTATGTAACATTTTGGCCCCGGTACTGAACCGGACGCCCTTCAATTTCTTCCACGTAGTTTGCTGGGTTGAATGTATCTGCAGCAAACCAATCGTAGGTTAGACCTAAGTTAATGGTCATAGGACCCTCGGCCCTCACGAATGTGTTTATTCGTCTAATGTGTTTTCTTACTTCGGTATCACCAAAGTCAAAGAATGGTGTTGAATACACCGCTACAATGTCTGATCCATCGAAGTTAGTACCACGTTCTTGCTGGTACACTTTGCCATTGTAATCGCCGTGAAGGACTACCTCAGACCCGTTTATAAAGTCAGAGGTAGCACAGTTTGCTCTCATGCCGAGCATTTCACCAAACTCCCAGCCTAATTGCTGGTCCGCTGTTCTAAGTCCACCGATAATCCCGAATGCTTCAGAGACAGTGGATTCATCTCCGCTCACTAAATACCTTAATTGTGATTTAGTACGGACAACAACACCTACTAGATCGTCCAAGTCGTAATTATCACCAAGTGTTGATAGAAGCGTTTGTACCGCTTTGGAGATTGTTTCGATCTCCACATCACCCACACGGGAAGTTCCAGCCACAGGACGAACACCATCAGGTGCTAGAAATGCAAGATCACCTCCAATTTCAACAACGGAGTCCCGGGCAACACATCCCATGTTAGCCGTGACAGGTTCCAATATAAAAATAAGATCAGATTCTTCTACGGCCTTTTTGATTTGGTTTCGGCCAAAGATAAACAAGTCTTTTCGGAAAGGGGCAAGTTGTACTACATCAAAGCCTACACGAAGTATGCTTGAGTTTGTGGCAGGGTCAAAGTTTAAATCGTTTCGTGTATCAGAGAAAGCTACAGCATCTTGGCTGACCTGATCTCCACCTAGAAACAAGTAACCCTCAAAGGCATTTACCAATTCAGGTCTTGCTGGGACATTAGAGCCACCCGGAGATCCTGATGCGCCTGTGTTGGTAGGACTTAAATACGTCCATGTAATTCCGTTGAATACTACAGCGTTGTTAATTCCATCTACTAGACATATTTTACCGCCACCACCGAAGTTGTACTTAGCTGACCGGATTCTTTTGATCTCTCGGTCTGCTGTAGGTGTGGCGGTGTTATGAATAAGTCCAGTTGTATACTTGGACCATGAACCTGCTGTAGTTCCTCGGTAAAATGAATATTGTTGGTTATCTATTGTAACCACATTATTCTGAACTGGGGCAGTAGAAAATGATACTGTGTTTCCTACTATATTGTAAGCAGAAGATGGTTGAACATTACCGTTTACTCGGACCACTACATTGGTTGGGTTTGTTATAGTCAAAGTGCGGCTGTTATCATCCGCTCCAGTGTAATTACTTTGTGCTGAAGAGGTGACAGTGAACTTATATACACGATCCTTACGTGCAGCGATTACCTCTGATGCAGATGTGTTTTCGTTGAAGAATATCTCAAGTCCTAATATTGGACCTTCGGCATCATTGCCACCTACTTCTACGTTTTGACCATAGTTAGTAAATCCATCAATCCTACGGTAACCACCAAACAAACTTGGCTCGTAGTTTACCAGACGTGTAGCAACACCCGGCGACTCTTCACTAAGCTGTAAATGGTTTTGGGTAGCGTTTAAGCCACCCACTGATAATACTTTGTATGATTGAATATTATCTGGCATTAAAAGTTGACCCTCGTATCAAGCACATTTTGGTACTTGTTTATCAAGACGGTCTGCATCTCTTTAATGCCGAGCATATATTGGGCCATAGCAACATTAGCTGCTTCTGTGTTATCACGGAACATATACATATGGTACATGCCACCATCGATAATAACGTGATCGTAAATCGTAGGAACTCGGGTTTCATCCGTGGTTGCCTGTAGATTTGAATGAGTGATGAAATATCTGAATTTTATTGTGTAGGCTTTGTCGGGAGAAGGCGTTACGCCATACCCGTTACCATGACTTGGGAATACATAATCTGGAATGGACACGCCACTTGACCCTGCATCTTGGTCTGCGGATCTAAAACTTCTGTAGTAATGATCACGCTCGATAAACTGTAATGCTTTAGTGTTAGTTCCTACAGCAGCATCCTTTTGGATCTGGAAGGAATTCCACTCTGCGCTTTTAAAGAAGTCTGGCCAGCTATATTCCTCAACGCCCTGAATAAGCACTTGTGTGTTTTCAGCAGCGTTAAATGGCCACTCAAATTCTGCTGAGTTAATTTTGGCAATAGATGCCCTGATAGCATCCTTGGCCAATGCCTGTACTCCACGGGCACCTACAAAGTCTGCTTCCGCCAGCTCAACTTCATTGAGTCTGCGGAGTAAGGTATTCGTCAGGTTGATAAATGTAGTAGGCATATGTAACCCTAATCAAAGTTTATGGGGGACCGTTAAGCCCCCCACAATATCTAGTTATGCAGCGTTATATACTGCGGTCATGATAGCTTCAGGGCGCAATATCTTGCGACCATATAATTGCATGCCCCTGACCTGATCACTAAATGTAGTTGGTGAACGGAATGTTTCCGTTTTTGCCAACTGCTGTGCAGATGCGATAGATGAGTCATGTCCAGCAACAATCACGCCGAAGTTCGTTTCAGAACCCGCTGCCGCATTTGTGTCTGGTCCAGTGCCCAAGTAAGGCAAGTTGTTGGATTTGTAGACACGCAGACCACGGAGTACACCGCTGCCCATGCGACCATTCCGCAACTCATCTCCGCCACCGAAGTCAGCGTTAATGAATTTGGAATCTTCGTCCATCAACATTTCTACAAACACAGGATCTACTACAACCCAGCGACCATCTTGGTCTACGTTTGCTTGATCCATCTTACGTGCGATACGGTTCAACAACGCCAAAGGTGAAGTGATAGCGCCAGCGCCACCTCCTGCTGCCATTGGAATTGATGTAACTTCACCAACATTACCTAAATCAGATCCACCAAATTCTGTAATATTCAGTGAGTTTGCTGCAAGCAATTCATCATTACCTGCGCCTGAGTTGGCTTTAGTGCCGTTAGTATCACCGGAAGCTGAACGCCGTGCCCATGATCCTGCGCCACCTTTCCAGCCTGACAAGTAACCCAATACTTCTGAGTCAAATGTATCAGCTAGACGATAAGCTGCACGGTCTGTTGCCAGATCCATGAAGTTAACGTGGCTGTGTGCCGCTTCGATATCATCGATTGCAAACTGGAAGTAGTTCGCTTGATCGACAACCATTGTGAAGTCGGCGTCTGCGAGATCTTGAGTAGCCAGAGTTGTACCACGCTCATATGTTGAGACTGTGATTTCAGGCTCCTTAATAATTCTCACACTGTCGCCAAATTGGCTGATCTCACCTGTGTAATCAGTATTAGTGATGTCTTCACAGACGGAAGTTTTGCGGAATTCCTTCATCACTTTTTGACTGTAAATTACAGGTGAGAAGTTTCCGTTTGGTAGGTTGGTATACCCACTTGCTTTTGCGAATGCCATTGTATTTCTCCTTGTGAAATGGCGGCCCCGAGGGGCTGGTCAGATCAGAAGAGAGCTATTAAGTGGCAGTAAGGTACCGAGGGTGCGTATACACTGCCGTATATACGGGCCTCACCTAACTGGTGGACTAATCGTCTATATTCTTCTGGGGGGATCAAACAAACTAAGTAGCTTCTAGGAAGGGTCAGTTTGTGTTTTGTTTGATGCTTCTGTTATACCATCATTAAGTGCTTTTTGCAACACTTAGGTGGTTAACGTGCGGCACCAGACATATCGTATTCGAACTCGCCACGCTTGATTGATTCAAGAATAGCGTCTTCATTCTTCTCGAACTCTGCTGATGACATTGCATCAACTTGGCTTTCTTTAAATCTTGCCCGAGTTCCGCTGTTAGGTGCTGCAGACGAGGAACGTCCTACTGATGCTGCTGCACTCTTATTAACACCCTTCTTGCCGAGATCTGCTTTGAATAGATCAATAGCACGAGCTGCTGCATGAGGGTCATTAACATTCTTATATAATGCATCCTGAATATACTTAGGCTGTACTTTAGCCCACTTATGGAATGCTGGGTTAGCTCGAATCTTATCGAAGTCAGGATGTGCCTGACGCAATAGTGTTTCTGCTTTACCTCGGGTGATTTCGCTTTCCAACTTTTTCAAGTTTTCCATCTTCTTTTCACCCATCGCCAGAGCCTCTAATGAACGCTTCTGTGCGATTGTATCGATGATGTTTGCCACATCAGGATACTTGCGTACCCACTCCGCTACTTCTTTCTGTGAAGTTGGGAATCGAATCTGTTGTTTAGTTGCTGCAGCAAGCTGTTGCTTCATCTGCTGAACTTCACGATCTTTCTCGGACATCTGCATTTGAGTATGCCGCCGTAGATCTCCATATCGTTTCTGCCAGCTTTCATCGTCGCCTGATACAGATTGAGGAGAAGGCTGTTGTTCTGCCATCTCTTCTGAATACGGTTTTTCTTCTGCGCCGAGTTCTTCTCGGTACGCACCTTGATATTTAGCCATTTCTGGGTTCCTTCTGGGGGCCGAAAGTAGCCGAGTCTAGCTCGGGGTTTGCGGGTAGCCCTTCCCACGCAAAGGGTTATCGGATGAAGGCAACTTTCGGCGTAGACTTAAATGCGTAGCTAACCGTTGTAGCTTCCTCATCTTCGTCTTCGTCTAAGACTTCTTCTTCCGTGTCCACCGTAGCAACTTCTACATCATTGCCTTCCGGTGTCTCATATTCTTCTTCCCCTTGTTCTTCCTCTTCCTCATACTCTTCACCAGTGCCTTCGGTGTCGTGTAACTGCCCCATCATATCCATAGACATTAGGCCAGATTTAGCTTCAACCATCATATCCTGAATGTGCTTTAGTCCATGCCAGCGCACTACATCTGCAGGTAACACATATTCACCTTCAGACAGTAAGGCTGAGATATCATCTGATACTTCTTCAGGTAGTGAACCTACTGGAACAGGATTTCCTGTCTCCTCTTCGGTGTCATAATATGACCCGGGCATCATACCTTCTTCGTATGACTCAGACATCATACCTTCGCCGCCACATGATCCATCACAGTCGCCTTCACAGCCGCAAGGCATTCCACCGTGATATGCTTTCATAGGTTCGTCATCTTTAATTGCTTTTTGCACGGCCTCGCCCCTCGCTTGTTCGTAACTGCTAAGTTTACCATCGTTGTTTAAATCTGCTTTAGCCCTATCCAGACGAAACTTTTCGTCAGCCATAGATTGGCCTTCTATGGACATGATGCCCTTCTCACTCTCGGAATTATCTAGGAACCCACCACGAGCAAGTTGTGGTTGATCTTCTCCGTCACTCATAAGCCCAGCGCCTGTGGCTGCACCAAATAAGGACAGAACTGGTATTTCCTTGTTTAAGAGCTTTTTAAACACGCTCTCCTTGCTCTCATTCATAGCCTGTGCAGTTACGTCAATGCGCTCATCGAGTAGACGGGCTACAGACTTCAGCTCTGAGGCTAGTCCTGTACTGTCTCCAGATCCAAACCAACCCATAGATTGTGCTTCAGCAGGAGATACACCTAGCTTCTCAGCAGTTAGGCGGTAGATGTCTGAGAATACTGCATACTCTACCTGTTTACTCTGCCCTTTGGTTGTCTGGGATTTTATTGAGTCATCAATCATAGTTGCAGGATTTAATGATAGAGGATCAGCTTTATACTGATCTCTATACTTTGCTTTAATAAAATCAATCGGAATGCTTCCCGGTTCAATCTCATTCATTGCGTCTAAAGCCCCACGCACAGCATGAGTATCAACCGTGACACCATCTAAGTTACCGTACACATTTTCAGCAAACGTAGCGGGTTTAGGGTTGGTATCTGGGTTTATTCCACCAGCATCCACATCCTCTTTTAACTTTCTGTGAATACCATCTGAAACTAATGGCTTAACTACACCATCCTTTTCAACGAGATCGCCCTTGCGGCCAATCATCATGGGGTATCCCCGCTCATTGATGCCTGTACCGCCGGGGCCTACAATGTCATCTAAATCTAGTCCTAGCTGACGCTTGGTCATTACCAAGGTAGCATTGCGGATGTTCTGTGCAGTTTCTGTACGTGGGCTAGTTGCAGCGTAAGCCTCTGCAAACTCCTTCATCCAATCGTATATTTCTTCCTTCTTGAAACCCATAGACATGGCTTTGTCTACAATCGGACCTGTGTGGTAAAAGTATTGTGCCTCAGTCCCTAACCAAGGCCTCATACGCTCTGCTAGGCGGTCTGCTATCTTGTCCATAGCCTCGCTTACTGGGCGTCCACGATCATTTCCGGGTAAAGGTTTGTTAGTACCAGCATCCTGTCGGGGTACATATGTTTGTTTTTGGTCAGGAAGCGTTTTAGTGTAACTTTCGGGGGACAAATCAAACAACGGATTCTCACCACTAGGCTGAATACGGTCTGCTGTAGATAAATCCATCTGAGCCGCACGAATATCTAATACGGCCTGTGCAGCAGAAGAATCGGTTTGAGGTGTGTCAGATTGTGAGTATGGGACACGAGGCATATCAGAACCAAACTTACCCGCAGCCGAGTTTATTGCCTCTACCTCTGCATCGTCTAATACACGATTAACTTTTATGTTTCCGCTAATTAACCATTCCCCGGTCATATTGGGGTTAGTCTTATATCTGTAGTACCCGCCAAAAGGTATTTCATCAGTAATATGTGCGGTCTTAGCTTCAGGCTGACCGTTCTTCATAATACGAGCGTTAGCATCAGCCTTCTTCTGCCAATCCACACCCGCTGGCATCTCTACTTCAGCCCATACAGTATCCTCTGCACGTAAACGCTCAAAGTATTCTACTTCGCCAGTTTTGCTGTTTTTCTTACTAAAGATATTGTTAGCACCATCAGCTTCGAGTTTCTTAGCTTGTTCTGCTGTAATCTTATGAGTAGGCCCAATATGTGTAGCAATAGGAAGATCCCCTGCATGCCAGCCCGGACGGAATGCCAAGTCACCAATAGAGGATTTAACTTTACCTGTTTTAGCGTTTAAATCACCCGCAACAGCTTCAATCCAGTTTCCCGGTTTAATTCCTGTCTTTGCATCTACATACAAAGGAAACAACTCTCCGGGGCGGTTAGGATCTATACGAAATAACTTATATGCAGTTACCGTATTGTTGTAATTCATGTTGGTTGTTTTAGGGGTAAGGGTAAGCTCTTCAGTTAGCGTATCCACAGCTTCATCTGTGGCATCGTCTACTGTATTAGGCTTTAGCCTCAGATTGCCACCACTCATACCCACAGTGTTAGGGTCTACTTCTATTCGTTTAGCTAACTCGTATAAGCTACCTGCACCCGCTTTAAGTGGTTTTATAACTGCCTTTGTAAGTGGAATTGCTTCTGCAACATTGAGAATACCCTCACCTACTGCAAGTCCCATCCCAAGTTTGTCATCGTTTCCTTTGGCAATCCTGAAGTCTCGCTTCGCTTCCTGCGTTCCGAATCCAGCACCAGCAGGAGTGAAATCTAGTAGACCTATACCACCATTATCCCATGACGCATTTTCGTTTCCGGTAAACTTTTCGGCTAACTTATTAGCGTTGTAGTTCTCAACACCGAATGTATCCTGAAAGAAATCAGATATCGCATACTTGGTTTTTTCTCGCCATGTCGGAATGTAGTTAGATAGCTCTGCTGTGTTCTCATCTTCAGGAAATGGTAATCCACTATCCCTAGACCAGTAGCTTTCGTCCAAAAGAGATGCATTGAACATATTGTCACTACGCCACTGAGCGTATTTGTCAGCTTCTTCAGTCGATTCAAATACAGGTAACTTCTCGCCTGAGTATGGATCTACATTACCGTTGTTCTTGTACCAATCAGTTAGGTATTCCCGATCATAGGGATCTCCTGTTTCTGGATTAATGGTAGGCATAACCATGAAACCTTCGCCCAGAGGTATTGTTTCAGTAACCTCTGAATAACTTTCGCCTGTCTCATCGTCAGTAAATACAGGTTTACCAAATACGGTAATGCCCTGTTCAACTAAGTAAGGATTATCCTCAACTGCCATACTATTCAGCTTCCTTCATTACTTCTTCACGAAGAGTTTTGAACCTTTTGAGTTCTTGGATGGAACCTTGTATCTGACGTACACGATCCATATCCTTTGCAGTTTCTAACTGACCACGAAGTATATCTATGCGATTACCAACATATTCATGTAGTAAATCCATATGAGGCTTATCGTTAACCATGATAAGCAATCGTCGGTAAAACAGTTTATCCATCTATTGTGCGGGACCTTGTGGTGCTTGAGGTGGCGGATTGCCACCATTGTCTCCACCACCAGCTCCAGTGAATCCCGGTGCTCCCGGTTCTGGTGCATTACCCGGTACTGCCTGACCTCCGCCGTTATTGGTAGGATCAGGAGCCTGTGGTTGGCCCTGTGGTGCGGCTTGTTGTGGCATTAGAGCTGCCATCTCAGCCATTAGTTTAGCTTGTACCATAGCTTCTCGAGGATCATTCATGATGTAATCTTCATCAAGATCCATAGAAGCCGCTATTTCTTTTAGAACGTAATCAAACTTAATGAATGGTGCCATTGCCGGGTTACCAGACAACTGCATAAACTGAATAAGTCGTTGTGACCTAATTTCGTTACGCATTAGGCTTTCAGTGCCACGAGCAACCACATCTAAGTCACCCTGAAGGTCTTCGTTGTAGTTGAACTGCATGTTAAATGCGAAGAGTGATTTACCCAAAGGAGCAAGAAGGTAATCATCGATGTTCTTAACCACGGACTTAATGCCTTGTGCGGCTGCGCCCATGAGCATCGACATACCAGAAGCTGTTCTACCCACACCCGTAACTCCAGTAGAGCCGTGAGCAAACGAAGGCATACCTGTGCTTTCATCCGATAGCTGTCGAGCCTTATCAAACATCATGATTAACTCTTGGCTTACGTTAGGGAACTTGGTGCCAAAAATCGCCTGTCCGGGTGCGCCAGCCTGTCTCCGAAACACTTTGCCGGGGTAAATGGACATATCTTGTCCCGGGACCAAATTCGTCTCATCAACTTCAACTAGAAGGTTGCCTGATAGCGCAGCGTTGTCCACTGCCATCCGCATAAAACCGTTCATGAGAAGCTGCGTGTCTTCCATGTTCTCTGCAACGCCGATTCCGAAAAATCCGTAGGGATTAAGCTCGAATGGTACTGCAGAATAAGGAATACGAGTAGGAGTAAATGGGTTCATCACTAAGCGCAGGATCTGTCCGTTACAAATCCAAGCATTTACGTGTATTTCGTCACGATCACTTAGTTCATCCGGTATATCTAGGTCTGCTGCTTCGGCTGTCTCGCTATCAACAACACCCCAGTATTCTAGTACCTCAAAACGCTCAATATCTGATTGTGTTTGGTTATCTTCTAAGATTTCTTCCCAATACTGCTGGGTATAGTCTGCGCCAAACTCAATCGCTAGTTCAATGCTTTCCTCACGGAAGAATGGGCGGTTTTTAAGCGCACGTATTTGTGTACGGCTCATTCTGTGACGTTGAACAACATACTCAGCATCATGCATGCTACGTGCATCAGGATCTGGGTACATATTCCAGATAGAGACGGATTCTACCTTTGGAATAGTCTTAAATGTAGGATCATACTCGCCTTTGTCGTTCCAGCGAGGGTATTCTTTGTCTGCTGCAAACGGACCCTTTAGAATACCTGTACCAAACAGAGAACACTCGAATGCTACAGAGCGTAAGTGCTTATCAGCGTCAGATTCCTCGAGCTGATCATGTATCATGCCTTCCATAAGTCGTGCAGACTTCTTGGCAGGTTCAAATGTAGCAGACGTAGGTGTAGCACCCGGCCCATCTTGCAAAGAATCCTTAACTGGATCTAGCCTGTCTTTATATGGACCTGCCTGTTCCAATAACTCGGGGCGAGGACTAATAGGACGTAGAGGTGATTTACCATCTGGACCAGTTTGTGTCTGTGCCTCAAAGTGCATGGACTTAACAGCCCCTTCGGGATACCGAGATGCCTCAATACCAATAGGAAACTTGCTGCCAGCAAAGAGTACGTCAGTAACCTGTGCATAAGCAGCCAAAACCTTGGTCTTCGTAATTTTAATAAATGCTTTGGACTTCTCTGTGTCCGTAAATTGTACTTCTGGGCCATATATACCACGGTAATTGCGGTAGGCCATTAGCCATCGATCTTCGTCGGATTCACGTCTTGTTTTAGAACGCTCGTAGCGTTCCCGGACATGAGCAACCAGACCAGAAAACTCGATGTTTTCTTCTTCTACGTTACCATCTTCTTCCAGAGCCACAACATTAGTATTTTCTGTAGGTGTATCTGGTGAGATATCTTCCGGTCTAGTCATTAAAGCCATATTTTAATATCCAAATACTGAGTCAGAGGGTTGCCACCTGTTTATGGGTTTGTCTCCAAAATCAAATGGTGAGAATGCTTTAGGACGGGACATGATGCCGTAGCGTATCGAGTCGTAAGCGTGGTCAGAGGCATATCTAGGATCGATATCGTCTGTACCTTTGGGGTCTGTAGGAATGACAGGTAGATCTGCAATGATCTGTCGGCAGTTGTTGAAAAATACTATGCCGGGTATTTCTGTCTCTTCATCTACTTTTAGTAATTCATGTAATCTGTTCTTGCCAGCTACCCTAGCCCCTGCAGATCGATCAGATGGACGCCATCGACATCCTTCGGAAATCATTTCTTCTGCAATACTAGGACCAATTTGACCTCGGTTATGCCAACATGAACTGTCTAGGATTCCGTACTGTATGTTATCGCCTTCTTCAGCACTTAGTACGGCTTTAGCTAAATCCCTACCAGTGTGCTTACTAAGGTACAGTTCACGGTAAACATAAAGTGTTTCGTAACTGGGGTCAATAGCAAACCAGTGTACCGCACTATAAGAACTGTAACCGAAGTCTGCGGACCTAAATCTGCGCCACTCGTGTGGTATCTCAAACGGTTCGCATACATGAGTTAACTGTCTAAACTCGCTGAACGCAGCCCCGTCAGCCATCGCCCAATCGCCATCTAGTAATTGCCGCCTTTGCATTTCAGGCAGAGATAACAAGTTGGCTTCGTATGTACCTTCTTTGTATAGGTACGGGTTATCTTTAAGTGTTGCAGGAATAAACCTACGTTGAAATAAAGGCTGCCCTGCCTTTTCGTGACTATCCGGGTATCTTAGAACTTCACCCGATTCAATATCAGTAGCATTAAAAGCACTACCAGCGGGGGCAGGATCTACAAAGGCCTTTTTAACCCATTGATGACCGGGGCCGCCCGGGTTGCTTGTAGCCCGAAGAAATACGGGCAGGTCAGGATTAGTTGTACGAAGTCGTGATCGAAGATATTGCCACGAAAATGGGGTGGCGTATTGTGTGAGTTCGTCCACTCCGATGTAACTAAATGCCTGACCCTGATATCTTAGAACGTCTTCATCACGTTCCAGATATGTCATCCATAACTTAGCTCCACTTGGGAACGTCCATTGGCTTTTCTTCTCCGCCCATTTCGCTCCCGGGTACGCTTTCGGATACAGCTCTTGGCTCTTCCATACCAATTCACGGAGTTCGTCATTCGTCCTTCTAAGGATGAGTCCGTTGAAATCAGGTACTGAAAAATATCGTAAGGGATCTGCGAGGAGTCCGTATGACTTACCGCCTCCTGCTGCCCCGCCGTAGAGCACTTCTCTTTCCGGTGCCGCCAAAAACTCTGTCTGTGGTCCGGGGTTTGGTTTGAATATGACTTCACGTTCTTGAGGTGTGGCCTCAAAGTCTAATCCTTCACTGACGCCTTGGTAGGGTTGCATCAAGCCCTCTTCAGGCTTTTGTTTTTCCTTCAGCTTGTTCTCAGCCATAGTTCTCATACGCTTGGCGTCTGAAATTCTACGTTTAAGTTTAGCTTCAGCTTTATCTGATGCAGTCTTAGGCTTGCGTTTCCGGTTCTGTTTGTTCAGATCCTTCTGACGCTTGCTATCCCCACCTTTATGCATCCGCCATAAGTTGCTGATGCCCTGATGGGAAATCCGTACCCCTGTCTGTTCAGAAACCCAGTGTGCAGTTTCTCGTAGGGAGTGTCCGTTTTCAAGGTAAACGAAGGCCTGTTCTACTACCTCTACCTGTTCTTGGTCAGGGAGTAATACTAGAGGATCATCTTCACTTGCCTTATAGGCGTAAGGTATCTTTGCGGTAGGATTGTGCCTACTCTTCTGTTCCCATTTCATCTATATCGGTCTTCTTTGGGGGCAAGATGAACAGTCCGTTCTCCGGTCCTGTTACCTCGACTTGCTCTTTCTTAACCAAACCAGTGCGGTCTAGAATTTCACGAGCTGCTGCAACTGAGTTCCGTGCGCCCATAGCACTCGGATCGTCTAACACTCCCACAATACCAAAGGCTGCTTTTGGCGCATTCATCGCCAGAACCATAGATGCCTTCTCAGTAATCTGTTCTTTAAGTGGACCTACGACTTCTGCGATCTTTGTAGTGTCCGAGTATCCAGCCATTCGCATGGCTTCCCTGATGTTCCCTTTGGCATCTGTAATCAATGCATCTAGGAATATCTCCTGCTTCTCTGTCAGTTTCTTTTCTTTAATTAATGGTGTCATCCTATCGTCCTCATATAAACGAAACAGGCTCCTATTGTTGCTGTGAACACTATCCACCAGATTCGCTCGAAGAATTGGAGCTTGTGACCTCGTGTAGCAGTCAGTTCATCCAACTTCTGGATACGCTCCCACATCATCTTTTGCTGATCATCAATATTGTCCATGCGCTTAAAAACGGTAATCATCCGCTCTTCCATACGGGCGAGAGTTACAACTGCGTTTGAAAGTGCGTCCAATTTGTCCTCAATTCGTGTGAGGCGATCATCGCTCATGATTTCTTCCTTTTCGGTTTCCAATTTACCTTCTTGGAAGAAGTTTTTCTCTTGGTAGCGGCTTTACCTGCCTTAGATTTGCATTGAGCCATAGTAGGCCTACACGCAGGATAAGAGCCACCGCTCTTCTTTGACTTACGGCCACAAGGACCACCTGTCTTACAATTTACCCAACCTTTACCACCATTCTGGCTAAACCACTTCTTCAGGCCGCCACTGGATTTACTTTTTTTTGCTGCCACTTTTCTTGCCGCCTATCTTATAGTTCTTTGCACCGACTTTGCGGCACTTAACCATGTGACCACTACGGTAAGCTGAGTTTTGTGGCATCGCTCGTGCTACCTTCTTGTAACAAGCGTCCTTTTTAGTCTTTTTCTTAGCAGCCATTACTTTCTCCTCGACTTCTTACCGGAACATTTCCATTTCTTCCGAGATAGACGTAATGGACTATTAGGATCTTTAGCTGCCTTGGGATGCTTCTTCATCTGACCCGCAGATCGAGCACAGTAGGAGTCACCCTTCTTAGTACCCGGGGATATCTTGTATCCCTTGGCACCATATTTCACGGTCTTCTTGCGTCCTGTCTTTGGATTCTTGACCGTCTTGGAAAATTTCTTATCGCCTTTAGCCATTATGCCACCACAAAATCTACGATCTGACCGTCAGGCATTCTCAGCTTATTAGGGTCAGGATTATACGCATACCGCTGATCAACTAACTTCAAGTTCTCAACGGGAGTATGTTCATCTATTGGCTCTACTGATCCAGCGTGGCCAGCCCGTGCCTTCTTCTCAACCTCTTCACCTCTGCCACTCTCAAAGATCACATTCACATGAGTTTGGAACGGCATGCTGGGCAGGGGAAAATGACTTATGAGAGTTTCACCGGCCACTTGCAATCCAAGCCCACCATATCAGCCCAGCGCATCCACCGAGAACGATTGTTACAACTATACCCCACTGGAATACTTCCATTAGGAATGCTCGTGCCTTGGCTTGTTCTTCGGCTTCTTGTCTTTTGCGAACCCGCTCTTGGGCCTGAAACTTTACCCAATCATCATAGAGGCCCGGACGCCCATATAGGCGCATATGGCTTTCGATTTCCTTACGAGCTTGCTTGAGCTTGTCGAGTTCTAGGAACTCCTCGAAGCTGTTTTCATCTTTGCCCATAGCGGCAGAGAATAAACTCTTCTTCCTGCGGTCACCTTGTGCCTTTAAGGTTTCTTCAGCAGTCAGGATTGCTCCCAACTGCTTTCCCATAGATCCTATCTCTCGACCATGCCCAATCAGGGTTTTAACCTGTGAAATTGCGGCATTGGCGGCTCCTACAACCGCCAGAGTTTCTGCTATCAAAGCCGTTCCTCCCGAACCGCTATTAGTCGCCGTATACCCTCTGTCTTAACTCACCCCGGGTTACCCCGATGTCTTTGAGTTGTTTGTCAGTCATGTTCTGAAGAACAAAGTAGGCAGCTCTACGCTCCTGTGTACGAGCTATGGCTTTAAAGATTTTGTTGAACATAATTATCTCCATTGTTGATGTTCTATGGAGTTAATTATATCACACCCTATTAGGTGTTACTTCGGACAATACGGTATACCCGTTATGTGTTCTCGCCATCCATCTTAACAGGGATGCAAGAACCTACAGCAAAGACATTCCGTTCTCTAACAGTTTTTAGCTGCTTTTTGAGTTCTACATTGCAATCGCTTTCAGACGCCGTAATAACGGGGCGCACTGCATATCTGCAATCAGAGGCCAAAGGGCCTATGCACATCAAAGCAACTGCAACGAAGTAGGTCACTTCTTCTTTTTCTTAGCGTAACCGCCGCCGTAGGCTTCCATCTCACGATCTTTGCGCTTCTTAGGCGCAGCCATCTTGTTAGACATCAGACCACCGTTGTATGCCTTAACGCTGGCACCACAGTTAGCTTTTTCAATCTTCATCTTCTTCATCTGGTATTCTCCATTAAACGCAGGGCTAGGTTGATATCTTCCTTAACATCCTGCGGATCTTCTTGCAGATTTTGGGAAGTCGCATCGTCCATCCAATAGTACTCAGAGTAACCTCTAAATTCGTAGGCATCATCACCGTCTGTGATCATCCCTTCTTCAATGAGATACTTCTTCGTTTCTTTTAGGGATAGACGTATTCCGGTGTTTGCCTCGATGGCAGCACGGACATAGTACAAATTTACTGGGGAGGACATAATAGTGCCTTAATACTACAGCGTCCTGTCTCTAACTGTTATACCATATAGGCAATAGTTAGGTCAACATGCGAGTAGTAGTTATCGAATTCGCTTGCCAAGAAGCAAATTACATGTTAAAACTTATTTGGATGCGAAGCAGACAAATACCTATAGCATGGTCATCTGTTTATATACGGGGCGCTCGATAAGGGCGTCCTTTTTCGTTTCTAGCCAATAAACAACCTTCCTAACCTCTTCCAGACTCGCATCGTTCTTAATCCGGTTCGCTCGGTTAGATATAATGGTTACATTCCCTCGGACATAACCCAATGATGGGTCCAATCTGTCTATAGAGGGAGCATGATCTACTACAGCCCGGGCATCAGCTAACCAATCCAACTGAATTCCTAAAACAGGGCAGTATAACGGGAAGGGAGCCAGATCCTCTACCTCAATATCAAAAGGTATGTCTGAATCCTTGCATCTATGTTTAGCTGAGTGCAGATTCCAGCTCATTCTCTTCCGAATATGGTATTCCAACAGGTCTACCTTCGATACATGGTCTAGATCTTCTTCATTCCACATCTCTAGATCGCCCATCAAAAAGATCCTCTGCTGCAGACAGGCTATCTTCCATCTGTCCTGCTACTGTACGCATCTCTTCCGCTGATCGAGCCAGCTCATGGGCTATCGAATAAAGGGATTGGTACATCTCAACACCAAACTCACGGTGTGTGTCTATCACTAGCTCAGTGACCGCCTCGAATGGTATCCGAACTTCAATAGGATCATCCTCATCACCCAAAAACATAAGGGTGACTAGGGTACATACCCCTTCATCATTAACTTCTAAGTCATTTTCAAGGTAACACTGTATTGGTAGTGATACATCCACGCCATTGGAATCCATAAGTACCTCTATCACTGGCGCATGTCCGATCTAAACCGGAGAATAACGTCATCTTAACCTACATATTGTACCCGAGTCAATAGCTAGGTGTTATATACGGTGCTCTCATCCACACTTTGTTGACATTTACAACCAATATAATCCCAGAATAACCACGAGGGCTTTGACATTCCTGTAGGCTGGTCCATACCCCGGCTCTATTTACAGTGCTTAAATTCCAATCTCGGGTAGGGTTTGTATACGAGTACGGGTACCCCCCCGGGTGGCACTCGCCCCGGCCCGGATCAGCCCGAAACCCGTTAAAAGCATGGCCGAAACCCCTTGTTTGTATGGTTTTTCTGGGATCGATCCCGTTTTATGTTGGCTGTTCTGTTAACTGTTAGTTATCCGCCCCGACAACACGCTGTAGCACCCTATCCCCCCGGGGTGCGGTGGCCGATTGCTGCCCTGCAGAATATCTTGACGGGATTATAAAACGGGCGGAGGCGTCCCGGTTGAGCACCAAACAAACACCAGTAGGAACCCCGGCCAGATCCTATCCCTGATCGATCACACACCCGGGCATTGTCTCAGCCTCGATCCCGTGCAGATCCGCCCTCGATCCGGGGCGCTGTTCCTGTGTGCCTCTGTGCTGCGTTTTAAGAGGCCATAAAGACACCTAGCTAACCTGCCCTACCGGGCGGAATAGATCACCCCTCTGTGCGTGGCTCTGTGTGGCTCTCAGGCATAAGAAAAGGCCCGGGGGTTAACCGGGCCTCTGACGTTGCTTTGTGGTGGTGGCTGTTAGCTGTGTGTGTACCCGTCCGCCTCGATGGCCAGCCACATGCCGGGAACCTGAACCACCACAGCATCATCCATGCCAAAGGTGCTTTTCACATCCCGGCGGAATTCCCGGTAAGATCCGGTCAAACCGGGGCGGCTGCCGTTGCTTTCATGCCAACGCTGCCAGACCGCATAAACGGCCCGGCGCTGCGCTTTGGTGAGTTGAACCCCGGCCATCTTACCAGCTCGCCTGATAGTGAACGCTGCGCCATTGTGCATGCGATCCGCTGGGGTGCTTTGGTGAAGCCTCGAGCCACCGGGCGGCTGCCCGGATCTTGTCCGCATGCTGTGCAGCCTCGGCCCGGTATTCATCCCAGCCCTCACCTGATCCAAAAAAGAACCCACCACAATCATCATTAGATGGCAGGGCATCATCAGTTAAGGCCACGGCGATCTTTTCCAGATCATCCTCATCCAGACAGATCCGCTGGCATTCATCCACACCCTCGGCAAAGGTCTTCACGATGTATTCATGCAGCGGTGCAAACTTGCGCCAATAGCCCAGCTCGTGCTGGGTGCTGCAAACAGGCTCACCATCATCATCAACAGGCTTGCCCAGTGCACGGGCCTCTTCGAAGCTCGGGCGTTCTTTCCCGGCCTCATATTCATCCTGCAGGGTTTTATAATCTGGCACGAAATACTTTTCGCCTGAAAGGTACATATCCAATCCCATGATCTTATCCCCCCTTATGCTGCTATGCAGCCATCAGCCCGGGCGGCTGCGGCATACTGTGAAATAGTTTTATCAGCGGTGAAATACATATCCCGCTCGATCCCGATCCCCAGCGGCCCCTGTACTGCTTCCAGCTCTGTGATCGATACGCTGCCCAGCTCCGGGGAACCCATGCCCAGATCACACAGGCCGAAAGCAATATCGCCCTCGATCTCGGTCAGCAGCCACGTTGCAGCCCCGGCAGGATTAAAGAGCTTTACCACCGGGCGGTGATCGTCTTCGCCTTCAATCTCAGTCTTCCGGGCGTTTGCCTCGAGCTTCGTGCGGATCTCTTTTGTGATTAGTTTCATTTTGGTCAGTCTCCTAGTTAGTGGGCTGTCTCATCAGTGACCCTTGCCCAAGGTGGCCAGACGCCCGGGGATTAGCCCGAGCGTTTCGACTTTATGCAGCCATGCCGATCCGGGCCATCGCTGGGTGGCTTATGATCTGGCCCACCTCACGCTCCCGGCGATCTAATACCTCGGCCACGTTGTCGATGTTCGAGCTGTTACGAACCGGGAACAATTCGCTATTGTGGCTCGAGCGCTGTGTGAGCGCTGAATATACGGCCCACGTTG